ATGTCATCAGTAATATAGTCATCTTCTAATCCTGTTTCCTCACGAATTGCTCGTAGAATTAGATACGAATTAATGTGGTCTGAACCCACACATTCTCTAACATCAGTTTCGGTATTATGGATTTCAAAATGATATACAATGTCATGTCCACATAGGCATTTATCTGGGTGAACAGCAACATAGTCTGGTAAGTTTTCATAGTTTCCTATTTCATGCCACCAAACATTTCCTGTTGCAATCCACTCATGTTTTGCATCATCATAGTTGTCTGCGTTACTTAACGCAACCATACGCTCTTTCAGTCTTCTATCCCATCTACCGTTTTGTAGACTTCTTCTTGGTTTAATATCCATATTCATTCCTCTTTGTTAACCCATACATAGGTTCTATCATTTACTTTTGATAATATTGTGTTTTTCTTATGTCTTGCATTGTGTGCCATCTTCAGACATATACCATGTCCTTCTAATGAAGAATCCTTGGCGTAATATACTTTCTCACGAAAATATATGGGGTTATATTTATCACACCATTCTCCGCCAACGGTTTCATCTAATCCACAAATTCTACATACTCTTAGTTTACTCATAATCCTGCCTCCAATTGTTTTACTTTAACTCTGAGTTTCATTAACTCAGATACCATTGCATGGTATTCTTCTAGTGGCATAGAAACTACACGTTCACCGTCTAGTATAAAACTAACTTTGCCACTACTCATCTTCTTTCACCACCGGAGTTGCTTCTCTTTTATCCAAGTCAATTTCAGTAGGCCAATCTTCTAATAGACCTGCTGCCATCATCTTGTAAATATCGCCCAATCCAACTGCTAGAACAGTATGTTCACCATTCTTTACTTCTGTCAATGTGGGAGAAGTTGCAATACGCATGGTATTAAACAACAACTCATTTCCACCGGGATAAATAAAATCCCAATGCTTTCCATTTTCTTGACAGTAATTAAACAGTTGGCGACAAGGCGCACAACTCTCAGTAGAGAAAACTACAAACTTTCTCTTCATTCAATCACTCCTTTTGTTTTCTTTCTACAATGGGCGCAAGGATGCTGCTTGTGAATTGAACCTTGCGGTATTCCAAATCCACAAGTAGTGCAATAATGTTTAGCCATTACGCTTCCACCCACGATAGAAAGTCTTTTGTTGAACCAGCCAATATTGTAAATATTGACCCTCCGTTGATGTGAACGTCAACCAATCGCTGGTTCTGGTCATTCACATACACAGTATATGCACATATGCAATCTTTATTAAATGTTGTCATTCCGTTTCTTGTCTTAAAATTTGTCATTCTTCTTCCTCCTTATGGTAACTGTAAATACTTGTTGCCTGTGCAAGTTGTGTAACCATGTAATCAAGGCTAACTTCTGCTCCTGCTTCTCTAAAGACATAAAGTAAATTTACAATTTGTTCTCTAATTTCTTTGTCACTTTCAGATACATCTGGGTGATATAATCCCCAAGGTTCTTCAGATAATATACCTGCTGTTCTATTTCCACAACATCTACTTCCGGGTATACTGTGACTACCTGCTTCACTAGAGTATAAATTATCTATATATTCTTTTAAATCATTCATATTATTCTTCCTCTATTTGTTTTTCTACACATGACTTACACCATCTTTGGCCCTTTGCGACCCATTCATCACAGGTTTCGCATCGGACTTGGATGATGCCAGTCATGTTTATGCCCCCATGTCGTTATCCATCTTTTCATACATTCTCTGTTCTGAAAGATGGGAATGTAGTAAATCATCTATCTTACTATACAATGCTTCTGCACAACCACCAATAGTCTTACGATACAAACTCAACCATATTGCATGGTTTCTATTTATAACAACCTTTGGCATATCGTTCTCATCCATTGTAATAATAATTGGAGGCATTTCCTCATCGTTTACTAACTTAAATTCTATTTCTCTTTGTGGCTTTTCAGTAGGTTCCATTCTCACATTACCACTCCATTACATCTTGCTTGTAGTAAATATAAACAGCAGGCACAATACATAGGGCTACCATGTAAATTGCTATTACTGTGCTAAAATCACTCCAAGCGTATTCAATATCGTTTATCCAATCTGTTCTTATTTCTATCATTTAATCATCTCCGTGGGTATCACTACCACCAACCGTCAAAAAGTCCAATAGTCTTGGGCCTTTCTTACTTATACGATTAGCAAGTCTAGTTGCAGTATATATGTCCTTAGCCATCAAACCGACTCCATACTCTTCTTAGATTCTTCATCATGTGAATCTAACATCTTATCTAAGTTCTCTTGTGAGTTAAATCTCTTCTTTTCCTCAGTAATTTCTCTATCAAGATTCTTGAGTCTCATCTCAGCAGAATCAACAACTTGTCCTTCTGTGAGTAAAGCCCACTTTGGCAACTTAAGCCAATCTACCTTGAGAATACAATCTCTTGATATACTGGTCATCTTACCATCACTATCTTCGATGTTAACAAACGTAGAAGCAAATGGCATATTAACATAAACCATCTCTCCTTCTACAGTCTTAACACTTATGCTTTCTTCTGTCTCTCTATATTTATCCATCGAGTAATACACTCGACACACCGTCTTATTAGTCTTCTTCCAACTACTCATATCATTTCTCTCCTGTTTTGTTTTGGCTATAAGGATTGCGCTTGAGGGACTTAAACCATCCCTTAATTACACAATCACACTCTTCTGGAACAAATTCCGCCAATCGAATCTGTTTCATAATTACTCCATTAATACATCTATTACACTTCATTATTCCACCACTCCGGTATCTCTGTCTTCCAATCTGCAATATGGTTCTTGCCATTTACATAATATGTTCTATATGCCTTCACTACATCATCATTCTGATAAGGTTCGGGCATTGCTTGAACAAAGGGTGTTAAACCTTTGTCAGGTAAATAGTCAATTAATTCATTTACTTCTGAAGCATACTGACTAAATACAATCTCGCACTTGTGAGTCTTACCATATCGTAAGGTATATTCTTCACATAGTGCCTTGAAATGTTCTACTAACCAAGCCATGTTTTGACTTGATTCTCTTGCCCATATAGTGCAAGGATGATACATAAAAGCACTACGATACGGGGCATCAAAACCTCGTAATCGTAGGCAAGTTGAAATCATTTGCATACTTTCTAATGGCATCTTAACTATGTGTTTATCTACCATCATCTTTGCACTCATCTTTGGGTCTTTATCTAATATAAATATATTCATAATAATCACTTTTAATTTTGGTTGCGGGAGGGGGATTTGAACCCCCGAAGCACTACGCACCGAATCTTAAGTCCGGCCCCTTTGACCATACTTGGGAATCCCGCATTTTACGGAGTTTAAATACTCCTAGAGTTTGAAACTAACGGAGTAAGGAAGAACAGGTTAATCGCAATAACCATGATGTTATCTAGCAGAGTTTGTTCTTTTTATTTATCAAACCTTATTCCGAAAAGGAATCTAAAAAGGGTCGTGGAAAAAAGAAGTAACGAACAACTACACCGAATCAATGAAACGTCCCAGCATTGGACTTTTGTTCTTCTTTTATTACTTGTAGTAAAACCACTAAAACAACTCGCGAGAATTGAGTTCCTTTATTAATTTGTGTGCGGTATAATCCGCTTACAGTCTTGAAACTGTTTTACCCCTAGTCTCGGCAGCGTTTATTAATTGGCTTGTTTCAGTCCAGTAAATCTTCAAGTTCAAAATACTCTCTCTTAGAATACTGTTTCAATCAACGGGGTATACACCATCTTAATAATTTTCATGCCTTGGAATTTGTTGTGTAGGGAAACCATTAGTAAACGAACTATACTATGCTTTTATGGAGGTAAAAACTTCATGGTTATTACTTTGCAAACCTACTAAATATCTTCTGACCTATTGGTTCAGAGTTAGTTTTATTCTCGTAAATGGATTAGTAATAGAATTAAATATCCTATTAAATCCTTAATAACGTCTTCATCAGACTCTAGTGATGCGTTACCTTGCATGAGTCTATTTAACTTATCGTCTATTCTGACTTTAAGTTGTTCTGATTTATCCGCCTTTGAGAAAATTCGTATTGGATTTAGCGCACTATCTCCATACTGCGTATTCTTGGTCAGCAAAAATTCCTTGATTTCTTCAATCATGGATACGATTGCTGTCCCAGATTCGCCCCACTTTTTTGAATCCTGTGCCATCTTCTGTAAATTCTCTGTGGTTTTACCCCAAGGATTCTTCCATCCTTTAGGGTATTTCCCATAAGGAACCTTTTCTTCCCACGGGTAATGTTTGTCATCCAAAGGTCTTCCTCCAATAGTAGCCTTTGTTTTCTTTGGTGGATTCTTGCCATCTTTATGACGGCTCTCCAATTCACCACTTCGTTGTAACGAATAAATCTTATTAGTTACTGAACCTGTGGTTCTATTAGGAAACTCTTTATGAATATCCTTTATCTTGGTTCCTTTATTCCATAACCGAACCAACTTCTTAATGTCTGCTTTTGTCCAACTTGTTCTCATTTTGTCACCTGTTAAAACTTTGCTCTCGTCATCTTTCTCCTATCTTTCCACCTTCGATAGAAACATAATATCATCACAAATTCCCGTAAAGATAATACTATATGTCCACTTCTAGCATCTTTCTATTTTTATCGTTTTTCCACCCCCCTACCCCGAAAGGAGGAGGAGGAGGAGGAGTAGTAAGAGAGTATAATAATAATAATAATATAATAATATATAATATATTAACTTATTACTTATATCCCTACACATCATGTCCACTTCATTATTCTACCCCCACTAGAATAATAGAAACATGACATATTATGCCTACTTTTGGGAGACTGAGTTGTAGAAACTGGCTCCCTTATCATATCATATAGGATATGGCATATAGATATGTATATACATAATGGATATATTATACATATAAGCCTCATTGTCCACTATTAATTTCCCCACTCTTTAACGGCAGTAACTTTTTACACCATAAATCTGAGTCCTTTCATATACTGGAATTATCAGATTAGGTTCTTTCTGCGTTAATAGAACGCTAATGCCGAAAGCAATCATACCCTTTCGTGAGAACATATAAACGGTGCGGAACCCCTCGCGGCCCCCCTCCGTTAAGAAGCCAAACACTACCATATGGTTTTATCTGGGCTTTGCTTCCAGCAAAAACCTGAAAGAAGTGGAGAGGGAAATAAGGCCTTTAAGCCCTATTCCCCCCTCCGGTAGTTGCACCCCGAAACTTAGGTTAACGAAGGAAGAATTACTCATCCTCCGTGGTTATGTCGTCATAAGCCGCACAAGCAGCAAGACCGGATAGCGAACCATCCCACTCTCCATCCTTGAAGAGTTGTGTTGCAGCCTTACGAGCCTTTGAAGCAAGTTCGTTTGCATACTCGTCAGCATCGGAGTAAACAGGGGAACCCTTGCTCTTTCCGTGCTTTCGTAGAAGGGGCTGAGAATACTGCGAAGTAGAGTTAAAGAACTCTCTTGCTGCCTCTCGGATGTTATCAGTTGCTGAATCCACTACTGCGCGTGCTGCGGCAGGTAGAATGCCCTGATTGCCTCTCTTCCAAGGATAACCCGCGTAGGGCTTTAGCATATCCTTAATGCTGTTGGTCAACGAATCACGCGTTGAAGCGTTATTGTCACCAGTCGTTATTAGCATCTGTGCTAGAGTAACAACGTCTTCTGGAATGTCTCCAACTTCCGCGTTACCTTCAAGCATAGTGCTTACTTTTATCTTTACTGAATCCCACTCAATATCTTCCATCTTTTATCACCTATGTGTATTTTCTTTCGCGCCCAAGTTTCGGGGGCATTCTTGGGACAGTCATCGGATATATAAGAGGTTCCGTGCAAAGCAGAACCATATGGTAATGATAGCGTTTTTCAGGGGTCTGAAAGGCCGAGAAGGAAAAACAAGCCGTTTTCTGCGAGGATGTTAAGGTTATTATCGCGTTTTGGAAAAACGAGAAATAAGAAAAATGGTCAGGGGTCACGGGTGACCGCTAATTCGATTCACAAGGGACGGGTTCCGAATCCTACACTTTAACAGATACGATTAACCCATCTAATTCTAATTATACTACCATATGGTAATGATGGAGCAGGAAGGTTCAAGGGGGTGAACATAGGGCTTGTCATAACAAGAACCTAAGTGTTCATAGGTTTATCTCCTTGTGCCTTGCTAGTGGAATACATACCCTATTTATCGGGAATGATATGGGTTATGCGTTTAGACGCTACTTTAAGCCTCAAACTCTACGCTCTGGTTTATTAACTGGCGAGACATTTAGATTGTCACTTTGGTGACCTCTTGTTACTAAACCAGACCGTAGATTTTGCGTCTGTAAACTAGCGTCTAAACGCAAACCACTTTATCAAACCATATGGTATTAGGTTACTTAGTCAACGGAGTGTATGCTGTTAATTGCAGCAAGTCGTAGTCCTAAGATTACGAGCCTGAGTGTGGTTGCTGCAAGTAACAGAATACACTTCGGAGCAAGATAACCATACCAGAGAAAATTGGGGTCTTGAAAGCCTACAAAAATAAGCCCCGTTTTACTGCGTAAAAAGATGACTTCTATATGCTTTTTATTAGATTCGCACTATAAGGAGGAGCAACAAGTTGCTCAACAATTCATATGCCCGCTTAGGCTTGAGTTTGAACTCACATATGTATTATTCTTATAGCACTAATATACTAAAAAGACCTTTCTACTACCATATGGTAGGGAGGTTGTGTATAACGTAGTCTCTGGATACAGTTCTACTCCCGCATTATGCGCCCAAAGGCGCAATCTAAATGTAAAATGGGGGGAGGTAGAATCTGGATACAGAACAAGTTATAACTGTTTCAACCGTACGTTACCCCATGTCGGGTTATGTAGATGCGGGCGTTAAACTTGCAAACTGAGGAGTCCACTTCAGGCAACATTTAGATTAGGCCTTTGGCCCTTACACCTGAGTTTAACTCCCTCTCTTTGCAAGTTTAACTTGCATACTTACTAAACCATATGGTGGGATACTTTGTGTAAATTACACCTCATATATTCACCCTTAATCATAAGAATGGTGACCTTCGCGAGTCACCACGGATTGGCTGAACAACACCATCGTTAGGGTGTAAAGCAACCGTAATGGGCCTTAGCGGGCCACCGAGTCGTTCTTACAAAGGAAAGGCAGGACAACACCCTTAGCGGGGTATTACGGGGTAAGCGCGGGTTAGAACTGTATACTCAAAGATATGTAGAACTAACGCCCATGCGTCTTTATTGGTAATCGAAAGAGAGTCCAATATCCACTTCATTTGCTCAGTCGGGTCTGAGAGTGCCTTAGGAAAGCACGAAACAAAACCCATTCAGACTCCTAGCGGAGAATCGTAAGCCTCAGACATGGAATCACGGTAGTTTAGCCCATGTTTAAATCTGAGCAATTCTCCCGTCTGGTTTTTGACACAAAGTAAAACCATATGGTGTGTTACTTTGTATTAAATACACCTCATATGTTCATACCGGATTATAACAATGGAGAGGAATTTTAGGGGCGCAAACCTATCTATCCTTTTTGGAGATGAATAACATGAGCAATGAAATAGATGACAACAAGTGGGAAACAAAGAAAACTGACCTTGAAGAGTGGTTCGCAGTTAATCCAGACCAAAGCGATTTGGCTATGATTGTGCGTTCAATGTTCGCTCTCGGAGATGCTAACCCTAGCACCCGAAAGAGATATTGGAACTCTATCGTAGGTGTATTCACCGATGTGGCAAATTCGCCTATTGGACAGGGCCGCAAGTCCCTTATGGATACTGCAACGAAGTCTTCCTTCGACCTTTACCTTAATGACACCCTTTTCGTGTCCCTACGCGACACCGTTTACCCTTTGGTATACGCAACCGCTAGAACACACGGAAAGTCCGGTGGTGTGCTTTATCGCACCCTTGAGGATGGGGCTACGACCTATGCAACGGATGGCGTTAAGAAGGAGCGATTGTTCCTCAATGCGGCATTCAATGCACACGCAAACGGAGATATGTCAAAGAAATACCATTGGGATGGTTCTTACGAGAACGGTTATCCTGTGGTATCCTTCATCGGAGGCGATGAGGAGGAATAGGTGGGTTTTGCGCCCCTCTCCACCTCTCCGGTTTAACGCAAAGCAAACCATATGGTAGTGTGCTTTGCTAACACTCACCTGATATATTCATCTCCCAACATAAGAATGATTCAAATGATGAACGAGAATAATGAAACAATACCAATAACTGAGCCAAAATACGTGCTAGAAGTTAAGCATATGAAATCGGGGTCTGCCCTTGTTCTATGTATTAGCAAACTACGGGTATCTGGTGATAACCTAAAGGAAGTAATGGCTGATATGCAATCTGCACTATCAGACTACGTTGAAGCGATAGGTGATGAATGATGACTATCTATGAGAGAAAGATGGAAATAGTCTTTGATACAGATATGTCAGAAGTCAACTTTCACCCTAATAAGGTGCAGAGTATGTTGTATGATAGAGGCATAGCACAGACTAGTAACTATAACTATGATAATCCTGAGGATGATGCTAGATTATACGGCTTTCAATCAACGGACGATACAACCACTACTTATGCAGTAACTGATGAAAACGGTCAAGTCCTTATGGAGTTAGATTACAGTAGTCAAGCAAGACTAGCACAGAAGGGATTGACAGACTATGGTATTAATACTGATGTAGCAGTAGTTCAGACTACAAAGACTATGGATAAGTGGATGCGCGTAAGAGGCCCATATCTAGGTATTTACTTTGGGCCTACTAATGGCACACAGTCCTTTTATGGTAGAGCCATGCTGAAATATGACGATAACGTAACTTTGTTAACAAGACTTGATAATTACGGTCATACCTACACTCTAACCTTTTGGATTACTTATGAAGTGGAGTCAATAACAGATAGAAAGGCAGTAGAAGATAGAGTTGTTCAAGTCCCATTGGCAGAGATGCTAAGAATACGCAAGGCAGTAGAAAGTACCCTTACAGAATTAAGTGCTTGTGAAGTAACACATACTGTTGATTGCGAAACGAAGATAATTAGTGAGGCTTCATATCAATGCTCCCCAGAAACAACTAAACTTGTAATGGGGGAAGAGGAATGAAATATACTGCTTTCTGTGAATGTGGTTTTGAAACCCCTCCTGTTGAGTATGATGAAGAAATTGATTGGGGCTTGTTACAGGCCCACCAAGAGTTTTGTAAAATATATGCTATTGGTAAAAAGGAGGAAGAGTAATGAGAGATACTCTTCCTCCTGATTGTAAAGAATGTGATTCCTCGTTCTATTGGTGCTGGTTTAATGGATGTAAAAATAATGATTGAGATATGTAATAACTGCGGAATGGAATTAGGCGATTTAAGAGTAAAAATGGGTAATTGCTGTAAAATCGTAACAATGAAGTAAGTCCCGTTATCGGGCATTCTGTTAGCAAAGCACAGCCTACCATATGGTAGTGAGGTTAAATGAACGAAGTGAGATAACCTGAAGGGAACCAAGTATGAACGCTTAAGCGTTAATCTAAATGTCAAATACAGGTTCCGTTCAGGAGATACTACGGAGTGAATGTTGGGATTAACCGAATGTTACCCGATGTCTGGTTATGTAGGGTTGTGCTTAAGGTGAGTAACCCGGTAGAATTTCCAACACTACCGCTTAGGCTCGTTCTTAAGAACAGCCGTGTTTAACATTCTACATAGGTTACCACCTTAAACCAACCACTTACTAAACCATATGGTTGTTAATTAAAAAAGAAAAGGTCTGGTGAGTTGTGATGATGTTAACATAATCTTTTAGCGTACGATAACAGCCGAAGGTAGTTAGCGTACATAAGAGAGTCGTAAGACTCAGCCTAAGCGGTACTGTCTTGATAAAAGTTTATGATTAGCATCTGAACTGTTTGAGACAGACCATAAATCAAAAGAACCCGATATGGGATTATCTTGCTAGGAGTAAGGCCTAAACAGTTACGCACCCACATTTAGATTTAGACTCTTAGGAGCCTAAAGTGCGACATTGTTTATGCCTTACTCCATGACTAAGTAACCATATGGTAGTGTAATGAAATGTATGTAAACGTAGAGGATTGGAGAGGCAGAGTATTGTGCAGGGATTGCTAAAGCAAGAGTCTAAACGTCCCGGAATTTACTCTGCTCTCCAATGCAACGGAGTGAATACATTTCATGTTAGTGTAACGGCATATATCCCCATTTATCGGGCAATGTCTTATATGGACATTTGGGTATTACAAGGAAGTAAACGACCAAGCACCCTGCCGCTGTGTTAACTACGAACTACCGCTTAGGCTCTATTTATGAATAGAGTTCTATTAACACCGCGCAAGTGCTGGCGTTTACTCCTTGTAATACCGTAATACGTCCTAATAGACAACCATATGGAACGATGTAAACAAACGATGAGTATTCAGAGAATGAGGCCAATAATAAGTGCTATCACTATTATGCTCCATTGAACGCTGAATACGACTATCGTTGTTGGAAGAAGTTCCTGACGGGTCTATGTATTTTACATGACCATATGCTTTGGGTCGATTTTTTTCTTTTAATATTCTAATGATTTGTTTAGTTATAACAGGCTTAAAATGTTAATTGTGTCAAGTCACATTCTAAATAGTAGGCGCACATGGGTCATATAGAGAGAGCGCACCAAAGGTAAAGGTGCATAATTAACTATTAATAAATCGCGGGTCGCGTAAAGAGATACAAGAGATTAATACGTTTTTATCTAGTTAAATAAACAATAAACTATTTTTATTCTGGGAATAGGATAAAAAGAGCAAAAGAAAAATCGCAAGTGGCAAATAAATGACGGGCCAAATTTTCAGTTTTAATGGTTAAATAAGTTAAACCGGGCGACAATTAGGAGGGATAGTATGGCAGAAAGACATCCAAATGGGGAATGTAAATTTTTCAAGGACTTTATGAAGACATTAATCGAGGCAGAAGAATGAGTTGGGGAGACATCCTAAAGGCTCGTAAAACTTACGATAGTGCAGATGACTATATTAAAGATACCGAAGAGAGGTATAGAAACAAATTGCTTGATAGTGCCCGTAAACTCACGCCTGAAGAAGCGCGTGAAAGAAAGGAGCGTGAAGACGCTACAGAAGCCTATGCTAAAAAACACGGTATAGGTTGGGAAGATAGAAGGGCTTCTGCGTATCAAAGTGATGTTAACAGGGGCAGGGGTAAAACTAGACTTCACGAATATGATGTTTTAGATGATAGTGATGAAGTTCAACGAGATGTTATGGACGAAACTATGATTGATGACAAATTAGATGTTTACACGGACGATTCTTGTAGGGACGAATTAAAGAACTTGCTTGATAAGGTAAACACTAAAACAAAGAGTTTAGAATCTGAAGTGCTTCATGAGATGCGAAGAGAACATAATATTAGCAATATTCCAAACTTTAATAAGTATATGACTAATAGAACTTATACAGATAGTATACCAGAGGAGATTGCTTGTATGGCATTAAGGAAGATTAAGGTAACTCCTATGGGTAAAAAGGAAGTTTTAGGCCCATTAGATAAAAATGGCAATCCTTGGAAAGAAACATCTGCTAAACCTGCTCCTTTTGATGAAGAAATGGGTAGGTCATTAAAGCCCGCAGAAGACGTAGTATCAGAAACAAGTTCTGCTGACCCTGATTTTACGAAGTTTGTAGAAAGCAGGTGGAAAAGACGTTCTTTATGGCAGAGCGGAGTACCTCCTTTTGATTTCAAAGAAGGATTTAGATGGGCAGATAATGATTATAACAAATTAATAGGTCTAGTTAGAGAGAGGGAAGCAGAAATTCTTAGAGATATTAAAGACGACTATGAAAGAAAGAAGAAAAAGACAGGCACAAGCAGGCAAAGGTTCGTAGGTGCAAAATCTTCAACTGATGAAAAGTATCATATTGTTAGATATTATGCTTGGAGAACTTCTCGTAATGATAAACATCATATGTATGTTAATACTCTAAACATTAGAAAAGGGGATAAAATAATATACAAGATTGGCTATGTTATTAATACTGGAGTAACACTTACAGCATCACAAAAAAGTGCGTTTGATAAAGAAGCAGATTGGAGGTAATATTATGTCATGGGAAAATATCGTTAAATTTAACATACCTAAGAAAGAAGGCGATGGGCCAAAGAAAAAGAAGTTTAAAGGTTTTACTTCTAAGAAGGATGCTAAAGATACCATGAAAGATTTTGATATTTCTAGTTTCCCAAAAGACGCTTGTTCTTCTTGGCAACCTATGGGAAGAGGATGTCATAATTTAGCAGAGTGGGCGTGTGTTACTTGTGGCGCACAATGGTGCGATGACCATAGATTTAGCGGAATGGATGGACATACTAATCAAGTGTATATTGGTAAAGACCCAAGTAAAAAGGGCAAGCGATTAGATAGGTCAGATAAGAGAAAGTGGGATGAGGAACAAAAAAAGAAAGGTGATGAGAAGTGACTTGGATTCAAATATTAAAACTTGATAATGCTCAAGCAGCACGAATGATTTTAGATGGGCCACCTAAGAATAATCCACATGAGAACAATGACCTTTGTTGTGAACACGCTAGAGAAGCAGCAGAAAACCAATTAAGAGAATATGGAGAAATTGGAAGAGGAGTATTACAAAGTTCTGAATGGAAGAACTATAATTGTAGTAGTTTAAGACAAGAATTAGAAATGTTTGCTGACATGGGAATGCCCGGAATGCAACAAATAGTAGATGCATGGGATAAATGTGCAGAAATGGGTGGTGCAAATGAACTGGTTTAAGATAATGAAGATTCGTCCAAGAAAGAAAAAGAAAATTCAACCGCCTAATGTGTTTGCAGGTGAAAAGCAAGAGTCTGAACCAATAAGAAGAGTAATGGGCAGAGGAACAGCATTTGAAGAAACTCCTGCGGGACAACGACTTAAAGAAGAAATTGAAGAAAACAAAAAGAAGATGCCTGAGGCAGCAACAAGATTAGGTTCAAGTAGGGCTAAAGAAGGAGAAAAACGTTTAAGAGGTAACGAATTGTTTTCTGCAACTAGACAAAAGGCTACTAAAACTATACCTAGGAATAGATGTGCCATGTGTAGTAAAATGCTAAGTTCTCGTAATAGATTCACTATTGACTATGGTAAGAGTGCTAAGGGTAAGCAAATTGATTTATCGTTTTGTCGAGGTTGTGCAGAAAGGATGCAGAAAAAATGACTTGGTTTGAATTAGTTAAGTCTTCAGAAATGAAGGAGTTTGAAATGCTTGCTGAAAAGTATGCACAGCCTAACGATATGAAACACTTAGATTATCTTAGGAAGAAACATGGAAAGAGAAGCAATGAATTTTACGATTCTTTAGAAAAACAAATTACTAGTTATTTCAGCATTGCAGAAGGGTGGTCATCAATTGATGACATTGTTAAATCATTAAGGGAACAGAATCCGGGTCTAAAAGATAGTGATGAAAACTTAACTTCTTTCCTTAGAAAGAGATTAGAGAGTATGGATATTACAACTAAGCAGGAACGCGGTGTTGGGAGGAACGGAAAAAAGACATTTTATCGGGTGATATAATGGCAAGACAGTTTAGAAATCTTACAGCACAAGTAGAAGAAAAATTAGTAACAGAATTGTTTAATAACAAAGAACGCTTTTATTATAAGTTTTATTTAGAGAAGGATTCACCAAAAACAAAGGATTTAATTCGGGGATTAATGAGCGCATATTTAGAAGTTGGTGGAGTAAAGTCTGACAGGTTTAAGAAAACAATAAGACAAATACTAAGAGAGGAACTGGAATACAACAAATACTAAAAGAGGAAATGACATGAACTGGGAAACAATACTTAAATCAGATAGATGTGTTAAACCAGCAATGGATTATTTCAATAAACAGGTAGGCCCGTTGTTTGAAAAATATACTGCATATAGCAGAGAGAAAGAAGTTTTTGATTATGTGCAAGCAAGAGATGGAGATTTTGTTAAATACTTTTCAAAGTTGCAAGAAGCACTTAATCAAGCAAACCCAGAACCAAAAGCAAACAATTACAGAAGAATTTATTTAGATTCACTATCAAAAATTGTAAATGAGACAATGTTTATTTATGAGAACTGTACCGGAATGGAGGATTTAAGATGAAGTGGGAAGATATAATAAAGGTCAGAACTAAGGGGCCTGATGGTAAATGGAAGACTAAGGTTGAAAGGGACACCGAACTAGATAATAGGCGTGGAGGAGGCGGTGGCGGTGGTGGCCCAAATAGAGGAGGTCAGCCTTCAGCACCAGAAGACGATGAAGACCAGCCATACACCAAAGAAGGAGGAATGGCTGAAGACGAGATAAGCCAAGTGTATCCTGTAACAATGGAAGAAGATGTTATGGTAGCAGAAAATGATGAGTTTTGTTGCGAGAAGGTTAAAGAATTTTTAACAGAGTATGTATTAGAGTCTACTATGGCTGACAATACTGCTGCTAACATAAAGAAAATTACCAACACTATTAGAAACATGAAATGTGGAACTATTAGTAATTTGTTTGAAAGCGAAAATCTTGAAGAAAAGAGTGCAAAACTTTTCGGTGTTGATTTATATGCGATGACACCAAAAGATGAAAGTGAGAGGCCAAGCATGGATGACATTATAGAACAATGGCAAGATTGTGTAGACCTTTATTCTCCACTAAAGGACACTAACGACCTTAAACCACATCAGGTAGGAGTAGGACATATAACTGAAGGAGAGATGAAACCTTCTGAAAGGTATAGGGAAGAACATAGAGATTGGAAAGATGCTGTTGTAAGTCCAAGAAAAAAGATACCCAGAAGAAAGCCAGCAAAAAGGGGATGGGATTGAATGAATTGGTTTGAGTTAATTGAAAAACAGGAGTTCACAAAAAAACAAATTAATAAGTTTCTTAGTGGAGGACATGGGAAGCCGAATCGTTGGGGGGATTTAACTAAATTTATTGTAGCAGTAAGTAAGGAAGATAAGAAGGCAGGAGGGGTTCTTTTTAATTGGATTAAATTTGACACTTTATCAGACAAAATGTTACAACGAACTAAAGATGATGTTTCTCCTAAAGAAATAAAGGCTGATTTTTTCAAACCAAAAGTCATTCCTTTTTTCCTAGAGACACATGGAAAGCACGGTAAATCTGCGGGAGAAGGAATTATGAATCAATGGGTTAGAGGTGACATGACGGATGATGCAGTTGAAAGAATTAATAGAAACTTAGAATGGATGGGTGCGCCGGAAATGAAGGTTGTAGGAAACGAGGGATTTGAATTTTTTAATGATGCACATATAAAAGCATACCATGAGGCTATGGGCTTTAAAGAAGAAGTAAAACAAGAACCTACTAATGTGATGATTATTGAAATAAAGAGTGATAATCCTGAAAACGTTTTTAAACCCATTCCCCCAGAAGTAGAAGGAGATAAATATAAAATTAATTTTTATACAAAGCACCCATTATATTCTAAAATTAAAACAGCAATAAAGGAGTATAATTAATATGTGGTTTAATTTATTCAAAAGCGACTATAAAATTCGCTCGCAGACTCTTACTAAAAACTTCGATATTCCTACAGACTTTGTAAATACATTCGGGTTTCAAAGAACCGACCCGCTAGGAGTTCTAATTAAAGAAAAGGAAAAAGAAGTTTGGATACTACACAATCCAGATAGCGAATACTATGAAGATTTAATAACGGAAGTGAACAGATTATGAAGTGGTGGAATATAATTAAAGAAGGTGGAGCAATATTATCCTCAGGTGGAGGAACTGATGCTTTATTCAATATATCCTATGGGGGAAAAAAGAAAGATTGTAATTGCGGCGGAGATTGTAAATGCGATATGGAAAAGGTAATACCGTTGGCGGGTGCTGCTTTGGCAGGGACGGCAGGATTAATGTCAACACATGAAGATAATCGTAAGGAGGAATAATATGGCTAAAGAGAAGAAGTCCTCAACAGTAGTTAATATTGATGGTTCTCAAGGAACCCAAACATTTGATTCTTCTAAGTTTAAAGATGCATATGAAGGTTGGAAGACTGAATGTGAGTCTGCGAAAGGAGATGCTTTAGGTATAACTTCTGATAAAACATTACTCGATTTAGTTGCAAGTCATGGTGAGTTGGAAGTATCTAGGAATAAGGAAAACGAAATACCTGACGGTGGACATAACATAATTAAATTACTAGATGATATGTTAGAGATGAATGAGGCTATAACAGAACAAGATAAAAAGGAAGTCACTAAAGTATATGTAAAATTAAAAAATATGCGAGACACAAAAGATGACCCTAGAAACATTATATTTACTATTCCTAATTGGGCTGAAGTCAATAGAAGCAATGCAGATTATGATGAGGAAGAAGATGTTGTTGAAGTCTATGGACATTACAGAACAGATGACTATGTTAAATATAGAAATCTAAAGGCTAAAATATTTGGCGGTAAAGAGGAGCCTATAAAAGCAGTTTCTTCAGATTGGTATAATACTGCTGAAAACCAAGCAGAGCCTCCAATGTGGCAAGCGTTCTTTGCAGGTAGTGGAGATTTGTATGAAGTTAAAAAGATGCTTATTCGCAAGAAGGTGTTAATCCAAAACGGATTGCTTCATGTTTTAAGTGAAGTAGTCAAAGCACTAGAAGAAGATGTTAGTTTTGAACATCTTAAACTTAAGATTGTAGATACAGGTAAAGGAACTACTGCGGCAGAACTAATGCAAATAGACGCAGTTAAAGACTATGTTGCTGAAATGATTGGAGATAAAAATAATCCCGGTTGGGGAATGAATAAAACAACAGGTATGTTTAGGGATTCTCATGCACATGGTAGATTAAAAGCATTTACTTTTATTGACATAGGTTTAAAGGACAGTAAGACTGTTAAGAGAATAGCAGACTATGATAAATTCATTGGTGAGGTAAAGGGTATTTCACTTAATATTACAAGAAGGCAGATGAAAAATCTTGCGATTCTATCTGGGCATTGTAAGAGAACCCCCGGAAAAGAAACAGTATTTATGCCGGGTCTGGTAGAGAAAAAGGAAGTTCCAAAGAAAAAGTCTGCACCTAAGAAAAAGAACACTAAGGTAAAGAAAAGTTGGGAGAGTGTATTAGCATGGTAAAGCGAAGAAGATGTAAATTATGTAATCACGAAGAACGTGATGACTTAGAAGCACAATTAGAAACAATGGCAATTACTGCCGATGACTTAGATAACAGAATGGATTGGCCTAGCGGCACAACTGCAAGGCATCATAGAAACCATATGGGGGATTATGTAGATGCTTCTAATCCTCGGTGTAGTTTCTGCATACATGAGTTAAGAGGTGAATTAGAACAGCAACTACATAGTGGTGCTGTTACACCCAAAGGCGTGTCTATGCTTTTGAAATGTTCAGAAGAACAGGTAAAGAGGCACATGAGGAAACATCTTCAGCCATTGGTTCAGAAGGCGGCGGCAAGTATTATAGCCGTGAAAGAGGTAGACGAGATAGACAGTCTATCGAAGAACATAACCCGTTTGGAGCAAAAGATTGATGTTCTCTTTGAAGAGGACGAATTGCATCCAAAATATATTGATAGTTTGACCAAGTTGGCAAAAGAAATTAGGGAAAGTCTGAGATACTTAATGGAATTTAAAGGCAAGTTAGTTCACAAGAGACAGGATACAATCATAGTAGCGCAAATGCAGATTGTTCAAGAAGTATTAGCACAGAATCATCCACAAGTTTGGTTAGATGTAAAACAAAAGATGGAGGAGAAAATGCAATGAGTTGGAAAAACATATTAAAAGCACCTTTTACTGAGCCTGACGATTATGGACAAGTTCACCCTACAGAAGATACTAACCCCGCTATTAAGCAAGCATTTCAAGATGGACTAAGACAAATACAAATAAATGTAGACGGTTTAATGGATAACTGGAAAGAACAATCAGAAATGTTAATAGAAGAAATAGAGGAGTTAGAGTCTCAAGAATACAAAGCCTTCTTTTTAAAGAAACCATTTATAAGAAATAAAATTAAGAAACTAAAAGAGCAAGTTTATCAACTTGCGAGAGGCATGAATAGACCGAGTAAGGAACGAATAACAACTGATTATAGAAACAACTTGGCAACTCAGTTAGAAAACACAGAACATAGAATCTTTCTTGCAAAACACCAGAAACTCCTAAAAGATTTAGTAGACGAAATTAGGGGGGATAGTGAAGAATGATAGAAGAATGGTTTAATATATTTAAAATGCCGTTTGTGGCTGATAAGTTTGGTAATCAAACATGGGTTTCACCAAAAACAATAGAGCAACAGAATGAAGAAAAAAGAAAACTTGAAGAACAAAAAATAACGGACGCTAATGCAAGAGAAGCAGCAAATCAAAAGTATAGGGAAGAACAAGCAAAAATACCCTATACTGGTGGTGCGCGACCAATGCCTACTGCTCCCGGTAAATTTACTGATAGACAAGCATGGCAAAAACAAATGGGTGCAAGGAAGGTTTCTGATAGAAGCACTACTGCCCAAACAATGCCTAAAACATCTCACCCAACTAAACAAAGGGTTGCAGCAGGTTTCAAGGCAATAGGTGACACTAGGGCAGCAGAAGCAAAAGAGGCTGCTAGGCCTATGACTCAAGGAGACATGGCTAATGCTAAGAACGAAATTAATCAACAAATACAAGCATTACAAGCAGAACTGAGGAATTTACAGAATGCACAACCACAACAACAATAACTGGGAATCTATATTAAAAGCCACTTGCGTAAAATGCAAGCGGCAATATAGAGGCGTAGGTGCAGAAGTTCCTAAAGTTAATGGTGAATATATCTATAACATCCCATACAAAAGAAGACAACAAATTGCTAGGGAGTGGAAAAACTTAGGATTAGAAGGACAACCAACTCCAAGAGTATGTAGAGAATGTGCGCCTAAAGTTACTAGAGAGGCATTAGAAAGAGAAGGCATGGAGGTTCATCCTGCTTCTTGGAGGCACGCAACTAAAAATGTGAATGTTTGCGATAGTTGTAAAGAAGTATGGTTAAGAAATCATGGAACTCAAATGGATAGTTTTCCAGAAATGTGGGTTAAGTTAACAAATGATAATACAATTTGTGATTATGTTAAAAATGAAGAAGGAGATACTAGGCGCATTAAACAGAAGAAACTTCGTGGTGGTGCAGTAATGAAATCAATGGAAGAGATATTAGCCAAAGAAGATGAAATGGCATACTTTTATCATCCTGATGAGCATAGGTGGGGAACACCAGAATATATAAAAGAACAAGAGGCGAATAAAAGGAAAGACGGTAAAGAATGGGCAAGGGTTCCTAGAAAGAAATTACCTGCTGATGCCAAAGTAACAGATAAAATGAAATATCATATAGATACTGTTCTTAGAGGTCTTGCTTTTATTACATCCAGCACATTGGTTGGGCCAAAAGACAGTAAATTTTTATTAGATACAGAAGTTATATTAAGAGACATTTTAGAGGAAGAATAATATGAGTTGGGATAAAGCACTTAAGACGGTTAGACAACCAGAAGATATGGAAGATAAGAAGACTTGTGCTTTATGTGGTAAACCCTATGAGGGATTTGGGAACAATGGTAAGCCTTTATGTGATGGCAGAGTTTGTGATGAGTGTAATAGATTTGTAGTATTGTATAGACTTAAAATGGTTCAAGATAAATTACCTAAAATGAAAAAGCCAAGTTTTGTTAGTGACCCTAAGAGCGATACAGATGCTCAATTTTTTGATTCCTCATGGCAACATAAGTTAAGACAAGAGGAGAGGTGATTTAATGGAAGAATGGTTTGATATAGTTAAACTAAGAGCGCATCGAGGTAAAGATACCAGAAGGGGCGATAAAATAATAAGAACACAAGTTTGGAAGATGCTTACAAGAATGGGTCTTGAAAACATTGTTTCAGATGTGAATGTAATGAGAAGAACAAAAGAAGTAGTTCTTACTACAGATAGAAACGATATGGGATTAGTGATTGGTCGCAGAGGAGCCAACCTAAAAAACATTGAAAGAAGATTAAAGAATTGGTCTGTAAAGGCCGAACCCGCATTAAGATAGGTGATTTAATGAATGCAACGGCTGCTTGGTTTGAAATGTGTAAGGCATCAGAAGACTTTGCTTTCGGTGGAAAACATAATCCTAAAAATGTACCTAAGACTGTTGACCGCTTTGAAGAATCAGGTAGTAAAAACAGAGCAGCAGAAAGTAAAATAAGACAAGAAGCCCATAAAAAGAGACAGTCACAAGCAGCAAAAGATAAAGTAACTGATGCTAGAGCCTTTGCAGATAATATGGTTCAAGAAAGACTTACAAAGCCCGCAGAAGAAGCAAGAAAGAAAAGGCAAGCAGCAGCAAAGACGAAGGTTTTAGCCCGAAGAAAGGCTCAAAAGACTAAAGAAGAAGCAGCAAGAAAGAAAAAGTTAGAAGAAGAAAAAGCAACAAGGGCTAAACAATCATCAAGAGTTGCTAGAGATAGAAGGGCTGCAACAGATGCTGCTAGGGCTGCTGCTTCAGAAGAACGCGGTGTAAACAGAAAGAAGACATTAAGGGGTGTAGATGCATTTGCAGATAGAGTAATTAGCGGAAAAACAAGACCTAAGACTAAAGAAGAAGCACGCGAAAGAATGGCAGCAGACAAAAAAAGAAAAGACGAAAACAGGGCGGCGGGTAAAGACCATTTAGGACAAGGAGTGCGCCAACAAGAAAGACAATTATTAGAAGACCCAAGGCTACAAGGTATTGGCAATTGGAGAGGAGATAGAATGATGGCAAGACACAGGCTTAGAACAGGTGCTAGAGCAGTTCCCGATGAAAACCGACTTGAAACTAGAAGAGAAACATTAGGTAGAAATTGGAAAAAGGTAATGGGTAAAGACAAAGGCAATGTTCAGCCTACTTTAAGTATGAGAGAAGGCTACAAAGTAAATCAACCTCTAGCAGCAGTACCAGAAGCACAAAGAAAGGAGTCAAATCAGAAACACATAGATAGATTACAAGCAGATGTAGATTCAGGTAAAGCCTCTGAACAAACTGCTAGATTATTAGAATCTATGATACAAGAAAGAGATAAAGAAGCAGATAAAACTACTGAAGCACAGCGAGAACAGAGACATAAAGATGTGACAGACCAACAAGGAAAGTTAATTGATGTTCTTACCGGCTTACAAGAGGCTTTAGAGAACCAAAAGACTACTGATATAAACACGGAGGCATAATATGAGTTGGGAAGATGTAATTAAAAGACAAGCCTTGGTGAATCACAGTAATAATGCGAAGTGGAATAGGCTCTCTGGACTTATAACATCAGTAGATACTCAGTTATCAAATCTAAAACGGGTAGTAAGGGGCAAGAAAGATAGGCAGCATGATATAAGCGTACAGGCAATTGAAGACAAATGGTTAGATAAAATAAATAGCAGCCTTATGAAATTCGCATATGCACTAGAGGCACATAAAAAGCACATGGATAAACCAAAGAAGCCTATGCCATTACCACCAAAGGTTACAATGACTCCACGACCAGAAGGAGAACAAACTCAATTAACTGATTTGTGGGATAAAACTTAAGAAGGAAACAAACATGAGTTGGAAGAAATCATTACTTAAAGAAGACAAAGGCTTGGGTGATACCATAGAAAGAATTACAACTGCTACAGGTATTAAGAAAGCAGTTTACGCAATCAATGAAGTAAGAGGCAAAGGCTGCGGTTGCGATGAGAGAAAGAAGAAATTAAATGAGAGGTTTTCATATGGCGAATAAACCGGAATGGATTGATATACTCAAACTAATCAATCGCCCTCGGCCTGTCGGCCCACAACCTTTAACCCGCGAACCATCTCCCCATGTTGAGAGGACTAGGAGTAAAAGTAAAACAAAGTTTAAAACTTCAGATTTAACTAAACCTGATGATAAAGTTGAAACAGATGTTGCACCACAAACAAAAGATGAATGCGTTTGCAGAAACCCATTATGTAATATGAGAGCAACATGGAAATGCAGAAACTGTCAGCATCAATCTTGTGATATACATAAAGAAATATTAGAATCATTTACTTCTCCTACAAATGGACAAAGAGCAAAAGATGTTCATAATTTTGGCCCTTGGGATTGTAAGTCAGGAGAAGAAAAAAGAAGTAGGGATGAAGTTCAAGATTAGGTGATAAAATGGATAAGAGAGAGATATGGGAAAAGGTGCTTAAAATGGGCACTACAATGGGTGGAGAAAAAGAAGGTTTCTTCTTTCTGGATAAGTTTCCAGAATTAAAAACATTAGTCTTTGATACTACAGGAACATGGATGGATAAGTTCAATCAAGAAAGAACTATGACTAAGTGGATTAAAAGAAAGAATAACGAATTTAGGCCAAGATTAATGAGTAATTCCCAAAGAGGAATATATGGTAAAGTAAACATTGACTCTTGGGAATTACGCGATTGGGACGTAGAGTTTAATGAGGCTAAGTGGGGGAAGATGGATAGACAAAGTATGGTTCCATTAGAGCGAGAAGCATCACATGGTAGACAAGTTTGGTCTTTGGCATCAAATGAGATAGGGCTTACTATTAAGGAAGATACTAAAAGACCTTACCATAGCGTTACTATAGATTTACCACACGATACTGACATGGTGTTTATGCCTGACGATGTTCCTTTAACAAATGCAGAAGCAGCAGTTCTATACATTAGAACATGGTATGATGATAATAGTAAGAGTGCCCTTAAAAAACAAAGAGCCATGATGGAACAGTTTGGTTTGGGTGAACTAGTAAATCTAAAGCATGGGGAAAATCCAATAATAATGAGTTTGGTTGAGAAGGGTCTTTTCCGATTAAATAGACAAAGGCTCAAAGATGACAACTTAAAAGGATTCCCTGAGGTAACAAATAGGGGTCGAAGCGTTGCACCAAACATGGACAAACCGGATTTTGTAACTGGCTTTAAAGAAGAAGTCAGAAAGAATCCAAATAAATCCTTCTTGTTTATACCAGAAGGAATAAAAGAAGATGATTGGTTTACGGCGTGATTGAGTGGCTTGGGAAAATTTGTTAAAGGCTTTGCCAAAACCTGCAAATGTTGCGGGTTTTTTAACTACAGATAAAGGTGCAGATTATATCTTAGGTGAAGCAGAGAAAGAAGATAAGACAAACATTATTCGTGTTAAAAATAAAGTTACTGCTCTTTCTCAAAAGAAACAAATCCCTAGTGAATTTAAAGAACAAGAAGATACTATTGCCGCAGAAGCATTGAAAGTGGTTGAAGGACTAAATAAGATACTTACAGCAGAAAGTAAAAAGCGTCAAGAAAAGTCTACATCAGAATTTAAATTTGATGAGATATTAGAGTCCCTTAAAGAAGGTGACAAGAAACCCCTACAGAAGTTTGTAGGTAAGGGGTTTAGAAGTTGGGCTGGTAAAAATAGACAACGTAAGATGGATGTATTATCAAGGCACAAGGCTGAACTATTAGAGTTGATAGATGAAGATGATGATGAACTATTGTATTACATAACAGACAAAGAATATAGAACTAAGCAAGTAGGCGCAATGAAAGAAATACAAGAGGCTTTTAAAGACTATAATGTTACTGTTGAAAAAACAGGTTCTGAAATTGTGATTACTTTAGGGAAAGCCAAAATAGAAAATGGCCCATTAGTAATTACTCCTAACCATTTAGAGCAAGTAAAAGATATTATCAATAAGTTTGAACAAAGAAGCACAGGGAACCAAATTAAATTTACTAGAACTGGTGGTGCTAGTAAATCTGTTCTATTGAAACTATTAGGAAAGGCAGATGTTTCTGATAGGGTGCAAAGAGAAAAAGAAAGCATAGATGCAAATAGTTATACTAATAAGGTAGAAGGCGAAGAAGATGCATTAAACTACTTAAAGTTATTAGGAAGCAAAGGCTGGAGAAAGAAAATAGAATTTATGCCTACGCCTAAAACAAAAAGCAAAAAGGCTATTGAAAATGCAAGACAATCGTTATTAATGATTAAGGGGAAAGTTGGAGTTTCTGCAACGTTAGAAACGATATTAACATCCGGGACTTTAAATTTAAGAAACGTTGTGGAAACAGGAGAAGAAGTAAAAACAAAAAGAAAAGTTTCTTCACAGTTGGTAGCATTGTTTGAAAAGGCTAAAGATAAACAATCAGAGTATTACACTAGAGATGATAGAGCAGAATCTTATGATAGGGGAGAAGGCGGTAAAAGAGATAGTTATGTTAAAACTCACCCCTCCGGTGTTGCTCCTGAGAAAATTAAAGAATTAAGAAATATTTATAGAAAGAGAGGAGAAGAATTTCCTAAGTTTTATACATATGTTATGAACTCTAGTTCTGACGAAGCAAGAGCAGTAGTAGATGATTTACAAACTTTAGAAAAATATTACCAAGGTGAACAACAGGGAACAAATTTATTCACCAAGGAAGAAGTAGATTTATTTGAAAAACTACCTGAAATTATTAAAACAGCAAGAAATGATGTTGCTGCTGTTAATAATGAGTTAAAAGAATTTTACGGAAAAGGCAATAATAGAATGGCGATTTCAATAGTTTCTCTTTTAGAAGGTAGAAAAACAGATGAGCCAATGTTTAAACCTGTTAAAGATATGTATAAATTTAATCATCTTGGAGTGTCTATGGAAAAGGCTAAAATATTTGTTAGCCAACTGAAAAACTTTAGAGATGCTGATGATGGAATAGACATATCAATGACAAAAACCAATACATTAAATACACTATTAGATGAGTTTGAAGAATATGATGAAAATCTACACGATGTTACTCCTTCAAGTATCCTGCATACTATTATCAAGTTAGATTATTATTATGGAAGTAGGAAATTAAATGGCATGAAGAATCGCATATTGGATGAAGATGTTGAAAAGAAACAATTAGATATGTTAAAAGAATTAATTAAACTAGCGGAGAAAAATCAAGATGATATTGTTCAAGGTTTAGTAGATGCAGTTAAAGAAAAGGTTCAACATATTATAGATAATTCATCTGTATATATAGAGTTATTAGAATATGAAAAGAAAGGGGAAGTTATTCAAGACCAGATGTATACACTTATGGGACGGCTTGAAAAGAAGGATTTAGTGGAGGTAACACAAGATGGAGATTAAAGATTATATTGGTTTGACAAGACACGCCTACATGGATAAGTATGATATTAAAGACATGATGGTATATGCTGATATGATGGATGAAGCAGAAACATTAGAGTTCCAAGAAGACCATGTTCCTAGAAGTGATGTTATAGAAGTTACTCAATCTCAAGATAGAGATGCAAGTATCAAGGATGTTACAGAAGAACTACAAGATAGAGGATTTTCTGATAAATATATTGAAGACTATATTGAGTTTCTTACTAAAGGAACCGATACAGGTAAGTTAAGTAAAACATCATTAAAGGAAATATTAATTAATTTCAAATATCGCAATAGAAAACTAAGACCCAACCAACTCAAATCTGCTCTTAACATTGATGATATTACTTTAGTAAACAAAGACAAAGATACTAGGAAATTTTTAGATGATATGTTGGATACCCTAAAAGGTAAAGAGTTTATGTCACACTATGCATTAGGACTTTCTTCTTTATCAGATGCTCTTGAAACAACAGACAGGAAAAGAAAACTAAAAATTGAAAGATTTGATGACTCAGAATTAATAGGAGTGATTGACCCTAAATATATTAAATCAAGAGAGAAATTCTATGACTTCTGGTCTGGTGTGTATGATGAATATGAAGTCTTGCAAAATGCAATTAAAGAATTGTTACTTAATTGGGAAGGACTTGAAAAAGAAGTCGAAGAACTTCTAAATGAAGAGGGCGAAGTGGTTGGTGAGAAGACAACAATTACTAATAGAAAAGAATCAGAGACTTTCTTCCATACCTTAGACAAGGAATTAGAGGTATTACACAAACTATATGAAAAAATGGATAGTATGAATTATGTTATTAAAAGTAGAACTGTGCATTATCCTGTTGCAAGTGATGACGAACTAGATACTTTAGATAATGTTCACAATGCAATAATGACAAAAATACAAGAGTTGTTTGATGAGGCAGGTGATGACCGCGCTGGTGAAGAAGAAGAAGATGATTTTGCTATAGATGAAGAAGAAGAAATGATAGACCTTTATGGGGTGAATCCTGAGGAGGAGCCTACAGGAAACACAGGGGCAACTAGCGAGTTTGGCATAGGTGGTGGCACAGTTGAAGAAACGGCTGAGAACTTTAAAAAGCAAACAGGTCGTAAAACTAGAATAACAGATGTTGACCCTCTTTACGCAATTGCTGCTCAGAAAGGAATTGTAGAAGACCCCTTTGATAAGAAGTCATGGGAGAAATTCTTGGAGGTATTAGAACAAGAAATTAAAGAAGAAAACGAAATGGATGCTGGTATAGCAGAGGACTTACAAGAACTATTAGATGAACATAAAAGTAGAAAAGAAATGATTTCTGATGCAAAAAGAGAATTTTATTATATTCCTTATACACAAGAAGTTAATGAGTTTCTAAGACATAGAGGCTCTGCATTTGAATTTAATGCAGACTATTTAGGAGAACAGGATTTGCCTTCTTTTGATGAGTTAGAACAATTTCATTTAGACTTATTAGAAGCAATAGGTAATCTCTTAGAAGACCCATTAGATAGAACTTCTATGCCGGAGATTTGGGATGCAGTAGATATGCCATCAGGAGGAATTGCTGGAAGAGAAGAGAAAGAAGATGCGTCACAAAGAGAATTATATAACGTTTTCTCAAGATTTAGATTAGGACATTTAGGTTCACTTAGAGAAGATTTAGGAGAGTTTGAAGAGTCTATGCAAAATGTATTAGAAGCAATACAAGACTATTATGTAGAACCTTCACAAGGAGAAATGCAACCTTTTAAGGACGTTCCTAAATTTTTACGAAAGGGCGAGTTAGCGCGATTTATGGCGCGAGGCGCACCTGACAGATTAATTTCTCATCTATTTACTATATTCTTAGAATATGGAATTGGGTTGATTGATAATAATGATTTGCTTCAGATAAACCAATACAGAACAGCATTGACTACTACTTCTCCTTCTAAGCAAAATCTTGAAACCTCTGTCCAAAATGTTCTAACTATTCTTGAAGAATTTACTGAAAATATGTCCCTAGAATATCAGTATTTTGGACACATATTGGAAAGGATTGCAAAAGAAAATGATAATGTTTCCTTAGATGATTTAAAGATTGAAGGACAAAGTGTAGAAAGACTTGCAAGAGAATATGAGAAAGCAGGTAAGCCTACACCAATGTATAAATATTTAATAATATTTATTGCCTCTAAGTCTAAATTGTTTAAAAAGGATTTATCAAAGAAAGCACAAGTTGAAAAGTTCATGTCTCTTCATACGGAAAGAGGAGATAAAATTAAACTATCTATACCAGAGCGTTCTATATTAGTTGCCCATGATGAAATTAGAAAGATGTTAAACAAGCCTACTTATCTAGGATTTGGAGACACCAGCGATTTTGACAATGTTAACGATACAATAGACTTTGTGAAGAAGCGATATAACGTAGAAATTACTGCAACTGACATTGTTGGTATTGTTAGTGAGTTTGATAATATGAACACTATCGCAAAGAAATTTGGTGTTAATGAAGATGTCGTTTATCATGTAAAGGCGGTGTTCCGATGAACTGGTTTAACATCGTAAAGAAAAAGCCTGTTGATGAGGCAATAGATGACTTAGAGGAAGTCGCAGATAAATATGATTTGGATGAACACGATTGGTCATCTGTTGATGATGCTTCAGATTATTTATTTGAACATAAGGTAGTTGATAAGAAATGAAACTTAGACACAGAATAATTAGTAAACTCATTGATTGGATGGGTCACATATATGTTGTGTTAGATGCAAGGCTACCACCAGAAACCGGGCCAATTCTTAAGTTAAAAATTGATTCTGATATTGAAGCCATGACTAGGAGAGAGTTGTGTAATTATTTAGAAGAACAATTTAGGCTTGAAAAAGATACTTTTTGGTTCCTACAATCCACTCAAAAAATTAGATTCTGTTGTCAAAAAGCAAGAGAACTAACAAGTCCAAGTAAATTTGAAATGGGATATTAATGGGAAAAAAGAATTTGCCTTTACGCAAAATTAAATTAAATAGATTTAGGTGGTGGGAATTTGGATTGGTTTGAGATTGTAAAAGCATACAAAGGAATTACATTTCCAGCAAGATTATTTTCAGAAGATGAAATAGTTGAAGTTTGGACTGAATCAAATCCAGATAATCCAAGACCCGCAAGAAGAACTAATCCTGTAGGTTTAAACCCATTTACTTTTGATGGTGACTATCTTACTGCTTGGGATAATAATAGAATCATAGGTTATTCTGGGTTTGAAGACCACGGTAAATGGTGGGCCTTAGCAGGAGCAAGAGTTCATCCAGACTATGCAAACGGTGGAAAGAAAGGATTTACAGGTATTGGCGCAAAACTACAGAAAATGAAAATGTCTAAGATGGGCCACAAAGCCGCTATAGGTTTATTAAATAACAAGTCTTTGGGAGGAAAGAATTGGGCAGATTCTTTTGGAAGAAAATTCTTTGATGTTAATCCTACAGATATAACAAAATATTATGAACACATTCCAAAGAAAGTTGTAGACTTCCATGTAACAAGAGCAGAAGAAAGAAATAATGATTTGGTAATTTATATTCCAACAGCAATGGCACAAGCATGGAATGAAGCAGAAGGTGAAAGATAATGGTAGAATTAGAAGAATTAAATTTTGCCCACAGAATGGACATGGAAATGTCTAAGGATTCATTTCCATATTTCTTTCAAAATGTTCTAGGAATGATGTATCCTGAATATATGCAAGAGTGGCTTCAAACTATGCAAGACACAGATAGAAGTGTTATTGTTTGTAGTCGTGACCACGGGAAGTCTGTCTTTATGCATTCTTGGGTAGTGTGGAATTTAGTATTCAAAGAACCCCCATTCCAAATGCTTTACATTTCCTCTAACCAAAAGCAGACTCTAGTTCACATGAGAGAAATTGATAGGTATTTTAATCTACCACAACTAAAAAAGTTTAGACCTTCAAGAGGTTGGGCTATTGGAAACATTACATTAACAAATGGAAACTCTATTCTTGAAAGGTCAGTAGGTTCACAGATTCGTGGTCTTCACCCTCAAGAAATTATTATTGACGACCCTTTGAAAGAGTTTAGTTTAACAGGTATTCAAAGAGTTACTGATTGGTTCTTCGGAGATATGATACCAACTCTGCATCATACTGCTAATTTAAGAATGATAGGAACCCCTTTCACATATACTGATATTTTCTCACAGTTAGAAGAGAATGCTGCTTATACAGTTAGAAAGTATCCGTGTTTAGATTCTATGAATGAACCACTATGGCCTGAAAGATGGGACTATGATGCTCTAATGCAAAGAAAAGCAGAGATTGGTTCATTAAAGTTTACAAGAGAGTATTTATGTATTCCTGTTTCAACAGGCACGGCACTTTTCGGACAAGAACACTTGGAAAATGCTAAAAATAAAGACTTAATTCTTAAATTGGGTCACAGAAAGGATAAAGGATACAAATATTATGTTGGTGTTGACCCTGCTATCTCTACAGATGGCGATTATAACGTAATTATGGTTTTAGAAGTTGATGATGAGAAAAATAAAAGCATTGTTCATGTGGATAGGGCCAAGAATGTTCAGTTTAGAGAGAATATTGATAAATTAAGGCTAATTGGTCAAGTATTTGAGCCTGAGGTTATACTATATGAAACAAATACGTTTGCAAAAGCCTTTACTCAAGAACTAAGGGCAGTTTCTGACTTAAATGTTAGAGATTTTGACACAACTAGAAGAAAGAAACAAGAAATCATCTTAAATCTTCAAATGAATTTTGAAAACAATAAATTACACCTTCCTTATGGTGATAATAACAGCAGAAAGATGTCTCAAGCCCTATTAGAAGAGTTATCTATGTTTTCTATTACCCAATCTGGGAAATTTGAGGGAGTAGGCGCACATGACGACTTAGTGATGGGACTAGCATTAGCAAATGCGGCCTCACAGACTCCAACAGAAGCGTTTATGCTCCTTGATGACATGGGAATCTTTGAAGCCCCTGAGGAGCCGCTATACGGGCAAAACGCGAGCATGGTTGGATTAAATTTTTAGGTCGGGTATGAATTATGGCATTAGAATCAGAAGCAGAGAAAGAAGAGGCAAAAACTTTGGAAGAAGAAGCAAGACTTCTCAATGAAAAGTCTAAATTAACAGAAGAAATTGAGCAACTTAATAGGGCGTGGTTAGGAGATAAGCCTATTAGAAGCCATGAAGAGATAGCAAAGGATTATGCTCAAGAATTTAAAATGAACCTAACAGATGCTAAAAAGATGTTAGATGTTTATCCAGACCAATATAAAATTCAAGGACATACTATACCTGACGTTATTAAAGAGATGAGAATGCATCGAAGAACTCTTAAGGGTGAAAAGAAGATAGAATTTACTAAGGCTATAGATAATGTGATTGATGGCTACACAGATTACTTACATAAGTGCATTGATTCAATATATTGGGTTAAGAAATATAAGGCTCCTTTACAAAGCATGACTTGTAATGAAACTCATCTATTAAAGTTAAGTAAGATTAGTGATGAAGACACTAGGCGAAATGTTATTGATGCTCTTTGTAAGAATTGGGAAGCAAACCTAGAAATGAAAGGTAAATATTATGGTAAGGGTTATGCTGAGAATCTAAAGAAAGCAACAAAAGCCAAAAGAGAATTTAAGGCAATTCTAAAGGAAACCTCTATAAGCCCTAGCACTAAGGCGGTAGTGAAGGCCGAGATACTTAAATCGGTTTGTGATAATCCCGGAATTTCTGCAAGAGAAATACATGATTCGTTAGATAAGAATTTATACGATAAAACTTCTTCTGCGGTAATTGCAAAACTTGCTAGGGAAGAAAACATAACTTCTGTAAATGGAGCATACTATAAATTTAATGACGAAATTAAAAAGAATATATGGGCATATACAGCAGCATTTATTGACTCCGATGGCTATATTACAATGGATAGAAATCATAACCCTAGAGTAGGACTAATTGCAACCGGAGAAAGAGGAAAAGCATTTATGACTGAAATGTATAAATCATTAGGAAGCATTGGAAGATTACATTTAGACCAAAAATCCCCTCAAGATACTAGACCTGTAAATAGATTAAACTTTTATTCTGGTGGAGATATTAAAAAGTTATTAACAAAATGTATGCCGCACTTTAGAATGAAGGGGCCTAATGCAAAAGTATTATTAGAACTAATAAAAATTAAAAAGCAGAATAAGAAAGAAGATTGGTATAAGCAAAGGAAAGATGAATTGTTTAAGTTAATGAAGTATCACAATCACAAAGACAACACTAATTTCAATTGGAATGAATGGGACATTGATATTGATTCAATTAGTAAGTTAGAAGAAAATTCAAAGATGGATGTATAATAGATGGTAGAAGAAGAACAAAGAAGATTTTCTCTTCGTAATGTGTTTAGGAGAAGAACTCCTAAACCTGCGGATAGAAAAGTATTCAATCCGGGTATTCAAGAAAAAGATGCCTCGTATATGATAACCGGGCCTGTGGTTTATCACGTTGCCCAACAATGTGTAATAGTTAGAACTTGCACAAATCAATTAAAGAATGAAATATTTAGAAGGGGCTATCATTGGGATGAGAAGTTTGTAGTTAAGTGTGCTGATTGTGGAAAGAAACATAAATCTCCTACTCTTGCTTGTCAAGAATGTGGTTCACAAAATTTAAAGAAGCCGGACAAAGACCAATTAAAATATGCTAAGAAATTCTTAGGAGGATATATTAATGGTTCAGAACAGATGTTCATAGATGTTCTTAAGGAAATGGAAGATGACCTTAACATTATGGATGATGCATATGTTATTCTTGTAAAAGAATATTTCCTAGATGGGAATAGTGAAATTAAGATGCATAGAATCAAAGAAATGTATAGGGGTGACCCTGTAACTATGGCAATTTATTCTGATGAGAAAGGAGCAAAAGGTAATGAAGGATTTACTTGTCTTAGACATAGAGAATTTAAATCTGATGACCCGACAGAAATTTGTGAAGAATGTGGTGGCCCAACATATCCTATACATTATGTGAATAGAGCGCATGGTGAAGAACAGTATTATATTAAAGGAGAAGTTCTACACTTTAGCAAATATAATCCAAGCAGACTTTATGGGTTATCACCAATCCTTACTCTTTGGAATCACATTACTACTTTAATTGCTATGGAAAACTATGTAAATTCTTCTTATACTAAGAGCAGAATGCCAAGAGGATTACTTGCAGTTCAAACCAGAAACATTGATTCAATGAAAAATTTCTGGAGAGGCGTTAAAGAAAAGATGGAACAAGACCCGCACTTTATTCCTGTAATGGGAATAGAAGCAGAAAATGGTAAGGGTTCTATTGAGTGGATTAATTTTATGAACACTCTAAAAGAGATGGATTACATTGCTGTTAAAGAAGACCTAAGAGATAGGATTTCTGCTTTCTATGGGGTATCTAAAATTTTCATGGCAGACAATTCTGCTAGTGGTGGATTAAACAATGAAGGTATGCAAATTCTTGTTACAAACCGTGCAGTTGAAATGGCACAAACAATTTGGAATGACTATGTATTGCCATTTATTACACAACAATTTGGCATTACAGATTGGGAATTAAGATTGCCTCCTTCAGAAGAGGAAGATGAATTAGCAAAGATAAGGTTAAGAGAACTTGAAGTTCAAATTGCTGCATCAATTAAGAACTTAGGATTTGAAGTTGAAATGGATGATGAAGGAAGATTCTCATATCATAAACCTCCACCAGAAGGAGGACAACAACCAAAAGGTCAAGAGGGACAAATTGAGCGTGACCCTTATGCTGGAACAAATATTGATGCAAGTCAAATGGGACAAATGATGGAACAAGGTAATGCACCTACACCACAAGAAAACCCACCAGCAACAAGAAATAAACCTTCATCTGAAACAGGCCCAGATAAAAGAAATACAGGCTTACCTAGAGAAGCAGGAAATACAAACGTAGATAGTAGAACAGAAAGGCGAACAGGATGAATTGGTTATTAGTGCTTAAAAAAGACGATAAAATTCCTGAATGGTTGGAAGACCTTTTGGAAGAAAATCCGGGTTTATATGGGGCATTTCCCGGCGATGATTTTGCAGCACAACGAGATGAAAATACCAGACGATTAAAAGAACATATAGGAATAGACCCTAAAGATGAGGATTTTAGTAGAGAACTAGATATGTATAAAAATAAGTGGACAGAATTAAAACCAGAAATTGATGCTGCCTATACATTATTATGGCAAGTAGCAAGTCGAGTTAGAAATAATAAGGCTTGGGGCCATGAACCTACAAAACCTGACCACCCATATAGCAGCCCCGCACAGTTCTTTCACTTCTTACAAAGATTCTTTAGTGTAAAAAGATATGGTCGCAAAGCACATACTTCTGACCCCAATAGATATGGAAGACAAAGATATTATCCAAGAGAAGTATCGACATATCCTAATAAAGAATTTAATAGAAGATGGCAAACGTGGGAAGAACTACACGATTACTCTAAGAGAAGAGTTACAAGAGAATTTGATAAAATATTTGAAAAACTAGGATGGTTTGAATTTGATGTGGTAATTAAAGGAATAGGGGATGGAGAAAATTCTCCTCCATATACTTTCCTAAAATCTAGTTTTAAACAATGGCGACAACTACAAAAGTTCCTTGCTAGTGGGAAGAAAATTCCAGTAAAATATTTAGAAACTCAAAATAAGGTTCACTTAGACCCTGACCCAAAGAGGCGTTAAAATGACAGACGAAATAAAGAGAGCAAAGCAGGAACTTGTTAAGAAGATTAACAAGTTACACAATGAAAGAGAAGTAACTAACAGTAAGAGTTACGATATGGTAGCAACCGACCCAAGCACAAAGGTAAGGAAGCAACCAAATAATGTGCCTAATGTGATTGCACACAAAAAGGCAAGCAGAAAGAAGAAGGAAAATATTCCTTTCTATTAGGGGTGAGAACAATGGGCGAAATTTTGTTGAAAGAAGACATGACTGAACAAGAATATGTTAAATGGTTACTTTCATTGAAACATAAGAAAACAGGAAAGCAACGGTTTTCAGCAGAACAAGCCCGTTCTCATGCCAAACAAAAATATGCGCCTAAGAAGCCTGAAAGAAAAAGTGCTACAGCAGAAACAGAACTTTACAGATTATTATCAAAAAAACAATATAAAACCCTTCTAGCAAAAAATGATTTAACTTTACAACAAGTTCAAAAAGTTCTTAAGAATGTAATATCTAAAGTTAAGAAACGGGGAACTCGGTTTGAAGGAAAACCAAAACATAGTAAAGAGTTCTTAACATATTCTGAAGCAGATAAACAACCAATTGACAGAATGCCCAAAATAACATGGTCTTCAAAACAATTAAAGGACGCATGGGGTGGCCCCTTTAAACCTAGAGGATTAAAGGTAAGTGATGCTAAATTTATTGCAGACAGTTTATTTACTTTAAAGGATTATATGGATGAAAAGGAATGGGAAGTCATTAGTAAAGTTACTAAAATTATACGCACTTCTCCTAAAACACAAGAAACTACTAGAAACATGAGTGTTCAAGAGAGAACATTAAATGAGATACTATCAGCATTAAAAGATAACGTAAGATTAACAGACGCAGATAAGAAAAAACTGGTAGAGAATAAAATTAATTCTAGTAAATTTTTATTAAAATTAGATGAGTCAATGTGGAGAGGCAAGAAGACAGTCCACCCTGTTATTATTGATAACCTAATTACTATGGAAGATGGAAAGAGAAAACCCTCAGATTTATACAAAAAGTTTGAGAGATTTATGAAAGGGGAATTTGGTAGGGGATTACCTAGTGCGTCTAAACTAAGAAGGGTTGCAGAAAGAATCTCTGCGAAAAAAACTGATAGAGCAAGTGTGCCACATTTGATAAGACAACTAAATAATGATAGTTACAAATATTCTCAAGCAAATTCAGGTAAGCATTTTAGTAAACTTGTTAAATCGTTTGAACAGTCTATTGGTGGAGATGGTAAATTTTATCAGGCTTTTTCCGATTTTATCGAAGAGAAAGACGGTACAGAGGATTGGGGCATAGATGAATTAGATACAGATATTAGAAGCCAATATGATAAAATGACTCAATCTGAAAAGAAAGGAAAAGACTTTGATGACTTTAGGGCAGAGAAAATAATTGATATTGTTCAAGAGATAGAAGAAGAATATGAAAAGATAGTAGACCATAAAAAGGCTATAGAAGCGTTAGAGCAGATAGTAAATGATAATACTGATAAAAACTTAGATGAATCATTAACACAATTTCCAAACCTGCAAAGTATATTAGATTTTTATGAAGGCGCACAAGAAAATATTACTGAGTATAAACAATATCAATCACAAGCCCAAGAGAAAATAAAGGCTAAGAGAGAAAGAGAAACATTACATAGAGAAGTAACTTCTAAACCAAAATCGGATGAAGAAAAACAATGGGAAAAAGAGTTCTTTGCAGAAAAGGCACAAGAACTTGTAGCCGAAGAAGAAAGAAAGAAGAAGACTATGTTCCCTACAGAAACTAGAAGAGTGAAAGATAAAGAAAGCCCAGAAGGGTTTAAAACTATGACAGAAGATGTAGACTTGTCTCGCGTTAAAAGATTTGGTAAAGAAAAATTAACTGCTAGTTTAGAAACAATGAAGGATGCTGTATCGCAAACTTCTCTCAAAGGGGCAGAGACTAACTTAAAGAATATTGAAGATAAAATACAGAGAACAACAGACAAATTTAAACAATCTCCTGATTATCGTAAACTGTTAAGATTAATTAATCCGGGTAGGGGTGACCCATATTACAGTAAGAGGAAAACTGAGAGGTTCCTCTATGATAAAAGGTTCAAATACCAAAAGCAAATGGACGACTTGTTTGACAAGTTTAATAAACAACCAAGAATGCAAAAATTATATGAATCACAAAAAGAATATCAACAACAAATACAAGCATTTGAAAGGATTCCTCAAGTAGAACAGTTATTGGAAAATTGGAGGGAGGATTAAATTATGTGGGAAAATGTTATATTGAAAGAAGACAGTCCGTTGTTAGAAAAGATTGACAAAAAACAAAAGAAGAAAATTAAGAAACTTTGTCAGTCGGTTCAACCAACTGAATATATGGGTCAAGACTTTACCCGATTAGGTGATTTATTGGATGAAATAAAATCACTTGATGTAGAAAAGTCAGATAAGAAGAAGATGGAGAAGATTGAAGAAACAAACCTTTCTTTGGTCGCGGCTGCATCTGAACTTAGAAAAGATTATGAGATTCTATATCGCCAACTAAAGGGAATAATCTACCCAAAGAGTAAAGGTGATTTAGGAGATGAAAAAGATGAGTGAAGAAAACACAGATAGTGAAATGCTTCTTCTTATGAAGGAGTTAGTGAGTAAGGTAAACGACTTAGAAAAGGCCGTTTACAATAAAGACAACCTACTGATGAAATCAGGATATGTTGTCGCAAATACCCCTGTGCCTACAAGCGGTTCGGGAGTAACTACTGTTGATGATATTGCCAAAATGGATTGGGCAGATATTAATGCAATGGTATCAAAAATGGAAGGTGCTAACTAATGTATGACGGTCTTCCTGTAAAGGTAACAAAAGAAGAAAAGTTGGAAGAGTTAATGACTAAGGCTGCTAAGAAAGGAACAGAAGTTGTTTCTATGTTAAGCAACCAAGTCTTTGATGCAGAAGATTCTGACGGTGAAACGGTTAAGATTAAGAAACCAAAGGCTGAGTCTGTTCCAGATGTAAAAGGAATGGATGAACAAAAAACAAAGGTAACTGAGTTTGAGGGATAATCTTGGCACAGTCTGGACTCTTCTTTCGCAAAAAGAATGCAGGGCTTGCGAAGCGTGTCCTTGACTTCTATGAAGATGTAAGATATAGATATTTATCTGCGAGAGAAGACCCTACTGAATATGGTAAAGACTGGAGAAAGTCTGTTAAGAAGATAAGAGATGATTTTGATGGACTTAGTAGTTTTACTAATGAAATGAAAAGATATTTAGATGAAGACGTTGTTTTTGATAAGAATGCACTTGATGCAGAGTCTAGTCAAGCAAGGGATTTATATGCTCAGATTAAAAGAATGCGTTATAATTCTGACGAAGTTAATGACCCCTTTGCTAAACAATTGGGAGATAATGTTATAGAAACGTTTGTAACTGAACCCTCTATATATGCTATGTTCATACACTATGCCTTACGGACGCACGCACACAGTATATCTGCGGCGGCATGGGAGAAGAACGATGTGAACATAGGTAACATTTCTGAGGGGGCTATGGGATTAGACCTTAGATTAGATGACATACCTATTTACATTATAGAACACTATGGAGATGATAAGGATACTTCTAAGGTTAAACCCAAGTTTAAGCCAGCGTTAGAACTATTAAAGAAAGTTTTCTTAGTAGACAACACAGAAGAAGATTGGGAAGCATTAATAGCAATTAGACTAAAGAAAGCAAAAGAAGAAAAGTCTGAAGAAGAAAAAGAAGAGACAGATTTTATAGTACCAAACAAGCCCATGTATAGAATATTTGAAGTCAATGATATTAAAGACCTTAAAGGATTTAGTGGAGAGTGGGTAGTTCAAGAAAAATACGATGGCATTAGAGTTCAACTACATAAAATAAAAGACAAGGTTAAAATCTATTCATATAATGAAAAAGATATTACTTCCAAATGTAAAGATATTGTTGACAAACTAGAACAAAAAAGATTTGGTGATAGTATCTTTGATGCTGAAATTATATTATATGATGGCGATGAACCATTACACCGTGCAGATACTATTGCACACCTATTCAAAGGAAAATATCCAGAAGCAAAATTAAAGGCTAGGGTGTTTGACATACTACACCACGAAGGAAAGAATGTAACTGATACTCCATTAAGAGAACGGATAAACATTCTATTCTATCAGTTAGCACAACATTCTTCTGATGAACTAGGATTCCCTAATAAAAAGAATACTAGAATAGCAGATTCTTTATCAGAAATAGAAAAATATTCAAAAGACATTATGGAATTACCAACTTCTGAGGGCGTTGTTATCAAAGACATAGAGTCTACTTATTATATTGGTAGTAGGAAAAATCCCAAGTGGATTAAATTAAAGAAGTTTGTAGATTTAGATTTAATTGTATTAGATAAGAAATCTACTAAGTCTAACCTTAATTCCTATACTTTAGGAGCAGGGCCACTTAGCGGAGAAGAAGCAAGAGAACATGGGGGTACAGAACTAAAAGGCCTAAAATATCTAGCAGTTGGTAAAGCATTAAATACTAAAGAAAAGGTAGATGTTGGAGATATTGTAAGAGTTAAGGTTGATGAAGTTAGAAAGAACAATGGTGGATATAAACTATATACTGCAAAGGTAATAGAAATCCCAGAAGTAGATGCTCCAGAGAAATTAATTACATTAGACCTATTATCTAAAGAAGGTAGAAAATCATTAAAGTATGATGTTAAAGACGCATTAACAAAGTTTGTAATAACTGATGGTGTTCACGGTGAAGCAGATATAATAATGAAATCAGACTTTGAAGGGTTTACTGTGTATGGTTTTAGCGGAGATTCTTTAATGGAAAAGAATGCTTTAGCCGACATGGATATGTGGAAACATGAAATTGAAGAGTTAATGAAGGCAAAGTCTGGAGATGCTAGAGTAGCAATCAAAGCGTATTTACAAAAAATAGATACAGAGGAGAAGGGATTACATATAAATGAGATATTTAATTTCTGTAAAGAGAAGATACCTAAGTTAGTTGAAGATTTGTGGTCAGGTGAAATTAAAAGAATGGTTAATTGGATGAATGACCAAGATGATTTTATTAAAGTAACTAAGGATAAATATACTGCTAACCGAGATAAATTAATAAAAGCAGAAAAGACCCCAAAGAACGGAAAGTTTTTATTATACCACGGTAGTGATGATAACTTAGAAATGGTTATTAGAACGTCTGATAAAGAAATGGCATGGACAATTGATATAGAAGATGCCGAAGATATTTACAACTTATTTGGAAAATCAGGTAAGTTTCCTGCACAAGTTTCTACGAAGACAACAAGAGATAAATTGTTAGACTCTGGGGAGATTGAGTTAGGGGCACAAAGACATGGTTACCATGAATATAAATTAAATGGTGATAAGTTTGAGACTAGATTACACTTTAGAGTAGTTCCTGTAAAGAAAAAAGATACATGGGTTGTTTGGACAGGCATTAAGCAGAAAATGCTAGATAAGGATAAAGACGAAGGAATATGGGATATTACTGAAGACAGGCATAAAAAGTTAACCATGCAAGTTTAGTAATATCGTGGACTTCATATAGTAAATTCAGGAAGTGGTAATGTGTCGGAAGCCCAACTGCTTAAGTCGGATACAGAAGGAAACTTTAGGATATTAAAATCAGATGATTTAGTTATTGGTGGATACGCTTCAATAGAAATAGTAGATAAACAAAATGATTTAATTACATTGAAAGCATTAGAAGAAGCAGTAAACAAATATATGACAACCCCAAAATATAGAAACGTAATGTCAAACCATTCAAATGTTCAAGTCGGGGATGTAATAGAGAAGTATAGAGATAAAAACGGAAATCTTCACCAAACACAAGTAGACGATGTAGGCTTTTATGTTGTTATTAAACTAAGAGATGACATAGAAAAAGCAAAAGAAATTCAAAGAGGGATTAGAAAAGGAACCCTACGTTCATTCAGTATAGGTGGACAAGCATTATCAAAGAGGCAAAAAACAAGCGAAGACTTGGGCCAGTATAATGAAATAGATAAGTTAGAACTCCATGAAGTAACAATTTGTGAGAAAGGAATAAACCCAGAAGCAAAGTTTGACATATTAAAGGAGGAGAAGAGTAGCATGACTGAGAAATTGGAAAAAGCACTTGAGGAACTTAACGGCCTTATGGCAGAAGTTAACAACCTCAAAAAGGAAGAGGAGGAACCCATGATGGATGACGTTGATGTTGAAGAACAAATGAACTTGGACGAAGAAGACATGGAATACTCCGAAAGCGGAGATGAGTATGATGGCGCAAAGTCAGAGGATATGGACACAGAACGGTCCGATTCCGATGAGGATGACGTTGAACACTCAAACTTCGATAATTATGCTAAGGGCAAAACGGGGCCTGAAGGCTTTGTTGAGGATGGCAGGTTACCTGACCATGATTCAACTGCAAAGAAACACCCACAAGGCGCACAAATGGGACAGTTATACAAGGAGTGGACTAACGAAGACTTCTCTACACTAGACCTAAGCGTTGAGAATGTAGAGAAGGCATACGATGCTTTCAAGGCAGAACAGTTAGAGAAGATGGCTTATGACTCTCTAAAGTCCCGCTTTGAGGAGAGGTTCGTAAAGGAGCAAAACGTAAGAAAGTCTGCTGTTGCCCGAAACGAGTATGATGCAAAGAATGAAGTTGAAGAACTTAAGAAGGAGTTTACTCTTCTTAGGAAGTCTTTATCAGCACAGTCTGATGAGATAGTTAAGGCTCAAACCCAGACCATTGATGTTCCAGATGTTTCTGAAATGTCTTGGGGAGAGATTCATAACTTCATTTCGGAGTTTGAAAACTAAGGTGATTAAATATGAGTGGATATATTAAGTCAATGAGAGATTTGGAAGCCGCAACCTATGGAATTAGGGGCGGTCAGGGAAATTCGCTGCTTAAGGCAGCAGGTGTTGTTGGAGGACTAGGTTCTTCACACGATGGTTCAGCCGGACTTTTGACCGGAACTGGCCCAACGGCAGTATCAGCCCTATATAACATTGCATACGGTAAGAAAGTATGGTCAATGATAAACCAAGAATGCAATGCTCTTGCAATGCTGGCTAAGAGGCCTTACACGGCTTCTGGTTGGAGAGTGCTAGAAAAGAGAGCAGGTGGCGGTGGAAACAGTAAACTGTCTATGTCCGGTAATGCAAGCACGCTTGCAAAGGGCGCAGATACACTACGACCAGACGCTTTAGGAGGTTATGGTGAAAACGCAGCAATTGATTCTGCTGCTGATTCAACCGCAGGAACCATTTCTGCTATTACCCCAACCTATGCACAACTTAAGACCAGCCCAAAGACTGTGGCTCATTTGTTTGAGTTCTCAGAATTGGCTCTTGAGATGGCAAAGATTGATGACGGTGTTGGAGACATACGCGCTCTAATCCGTGAAGACATGGGTAAGCACCACGCAGAGATGCAGAATGCAATGCTTCTAATGCCTTTGGAAGACTACAACCTAGAACACTCGGCTGCTAGAGCAGACCAGAACTACACTTCTTTAATGAAGATAGTTTCTTCATCTGCTGAGTTATCGGATATGTATAACGAGGACTTTGGTTTCCTAAACCAAGCAAAGTCCGGTTCAGACGTTATCCCTAATGAGATGTGCGATTTGTTCGGAACAACTGCTAGAAGACCTACTATGGGAAGCGGTTCTACAGGAACTAACGTAACAACGGCAACAGATGCAGGGTATCTTGATTCGTATGTGGACTTTGGTAGTTCATATGCTTCTACAAGACCACTAACCCTAACAATTCTTAACAAGGCGTTAAGAAACATTAGGGAAGCAGGTGGAAGCCCTAAGGTCATCCTAACAGGATATGACACCATTCAGCACCTTGGTGACTTACTACAGTCCCAAGAGCGATTTATGGACAGAAAGGAGATTATCCCTACCCATAATGGTGTTAGAGGTGTAAAGGGGTCAGAAGTCGGCTTTAGGGTCGCTACTTACTTCGACATACCCATCATACCTTGCAAGGATATGCCTTCTACAACAAAGTCGGCTGCTGCAACTGACCTAAGCGATATGCTGATTCTGGACACAGACCACATATGGCTATCAGTAATGAAGCCAACCCAATACTTTGAGGATGGTATTGACCACGGCAACCCATTCGGTGTTGCAAAACTTGGTAATCAGGCTATGTACCGCACGATTGCTGAGACTGGTTGTTCGTTCTTTAAGGGACAAGGTAAGATAACCAACCTAAGTAGTGCATGAGGTGATTAAGTATGGCAATAGTAGTAACTATGCTGCCTGACCATAAGGGCATAACTGCCCCTAAAGCCGTTGGTGACGAGTATGTTGTTGACGCTTTAATTGATATGGGAACCTATGCAAACGGTGGATTGACTGTTACCGCAGCACAATTAGGACTGAGAACCGTCCATTGTGTTGCAATGACAGGTCAAGACTCGTTAATCGGTTTTACCGTACCTGAAGTAGATGCAACAGGCGATTATGCCGCAGCAACTTCTTTCAAGTTAAACTGTATTAAGGGGGCCGATGGCGCAAACGCCGAAGGTGGCTCTGTTGATTACGGTTCGGTAAGAATCCGGGTTTGGGGCAATCTTTAAGATTGCAAATAAATGTGGCCTATGGCTCCTTAGTGGGGCCATAGGTCACTACACACGACATTTTTTCAACAACATTCATAAGGGAAGCGCACCCTCACACAATTCACAGGAGATGCGATTATGGCAGGTTCACTACAATATGTATTTAAGAACACTAACGCAAGTGCAGAAGAAACACAATTAATAGGACATAGGTGTAAACTTATGTCTATTAAATTGCATAATTCAGATGCAGTAGCACAGACTGTTCATCTATATGATGACACAAGTGATGCTACTGCAAATTTGTTTGCAACGATAGTTGTTGCTGCAAATACTACGCTGGATTTAGACTATCATGGGGCAATGTTGGGAATTGGTCTTTATTTAAAGGTAACGGCTACAACAGGTAGAACCGCTAGTCAATTAATCGTTTCTGCTCAAGCGAGATGATTAGATGCCCGCATTAGAAAAAGACACAAAACTTGTAATGACGATATTATTCGTTGGTTGCATTAGTGGCATAAATGTTTTCTTTTATGCTGAATATGGCAATTTGCTTGCCTTTTCACACTATGCACACGCGATAGTATTTTCGCTGATGACTATCGGCGGAATACTTGTAATGAAGGCGGTCTTTGACCTTGCCTTAAATGATTATATAGAGATGACTCTATTAGACAGAAGAATTGCTTCCTATTGGAATAGAAAGGCTAGAGATGAACAACAAAGAGAAAAGGTTAGACAAAGCCTTAATCAGTTTAATAATTCTTGGAACCGGGTTCCTGTAAACAACCTAGCACAAAAGGTAGAGGAACCACAAACGGTATCTCCTTCTTTCTTAGCACAGGTTGAGTGATTCAATGTTAGAAGCCATAGCATTTGGAATGGATGAAACTGCTTTAGCATACGATATGCAAAGAGCGCATTCAGCAGATGTTTGGTTTCTAAGAGCAAGGTTTTATTTTTGGGGGTTCATAACAGGCCTAGTCAGTTTTTGTGTTGGTCACGCATTGCCATCCTTTGGTATTAATCTATTTAGTGCTGCGTGGGGAGGGCTAACTTCAATATTTCATTTCTAGGTGATTAAATGTCGGTAATGACGGGATTCGTAATCATCTGTGTAGAACAGTTAGGACTACTTTGGAAGAAAATAAATCCTCACGCAGTTGGAGTATATGGCGCAACACAAGTTGGAAAAACAACATTACACCACCAATTAAGAACAAGAGGAGATGTACCCGAAATTAAGAAAAGAACTGTTGGAAGAGAAAGACCACTAAGAAAAACAATTAAAATAGATGGCGACCAACATACAATTAAAACATCAGACATAGGAGGCGAAACAACATATTGGAATGAATGGCTATATGATATGAGAAAAAGAAAAGTAGAATATATTATATTTATGATTGATGATAGACATTTAACAAAACATTTTGATATAGAACAACAACTGTGTTGGACATTTTTAGTAGATACAATATGTGCGCCTTATTGGGATATGGCAAATAAGAAATACAAAAAATCAGATAAAGATTATCCAAAAGCAGTAGGAGTATGGGCAAACAAATTTGATTTATGGAAAGATAAATATCAATTTAAAGACATTCAACAACACCATATATTTGACGCATTTAAAGACGGAATGAATAAATTAAATGATAAAGGAATACCAACATATAAATATATAGTAAGTGCAAAATCAGATTCAGAAATGGTTTATCGTGGCGTAGCAACAATGATTGAGGATTACTAATGTCAGAAAAAACAGCAGCAGAAGATTTAATGGAGATTGCTCAGGCAATGATGCAAGAGCAAGGATATAGTTTAGAGGAACTAAAGAAAAAAGCAGATATTTTAATGCGTATAGCAAATAGAAAGTTTATGACTGAGTTATCTTTTGATGACTTAGAAGAAATGTATTTAGCAACTAGAACTGATAGTAAGTGGAGGGGGGATTTACAAAGATGAGCATGAATTACGTTCCTCCTTCTTTAATAGATGCTTCTACTGCTATGGCAGCAAATCCTTTCTTACCGCCCATTAAGTTTGCTAGGGCAGCAGGGGGCGTAATGCAATATGATTATAAAAGCAGTAAACCAAAGAAACAACTTAAAGAAATGCTAAAGGTTCTTTGGCCTGAAAGAAAGTCATTTTTAAAGATACCTTACAGTTATAAATTCAATACTAAGGATAGATGTGTTGTATGTGGAACACATAAGGTCTGGGACGCTTCTGACCCAATGCGACCAACAATACCTCTTCACAAAGTTAGAAAGGGTTATCCAATGAGAGGCACTTATTGTGAGAAGCATTCACAATTACATAGACAATATGAGATGTTAGAGCAGCAGATAATAGCCGATGAACACGGCCTTTCTTTTGAATCATACATACCTATGCCTAAAGTACCTAAAATGTTGCAAGCAGCACCGCTAACTTCATTAAGGCAATCCGATATTGAGAGTTTGTCAGGAGTGGGGTGGACTATTAGACCTCCCGCTATGCAGAATGAAAACGCAGAAGACGAACTTTTCCGTTTAACAATGGAACAAAATGGTATCAATAAAAGAGTTATTGAGTTAATGACTAATGGTGCTAAAATTATCCCACAGGAAGAAATAACAACTCCAACATCAAACACTACGGAGGCACAATAATATGGTATTTGGAACATCAAATAAAAACCTTGCAAGGCAAATGGATGCTAACACACAAGCACAATTTAAAGCCACTAATAACTTACTAACGCTACAGGAAAATCATGTAGAAGAATTTTTCCAATATCACGGAGAACAGTTTTTAACTGCACTTGATAAATTAATGGAAGATGTTGTTGAAAGAGTTGTTAGTCAACAATTATCAAAAATAAGATTAGATACTGTTGGTTCAGGAACAGAATTAGGAATTACTCCTGCTGTTCAAGCAGAGTATCAACAAATTACTGATGCAAACATACAGTTAGATTTACAAACACTATTGGCTTCTGCTATTAATTCAGAAGTAGTTTATCAAAGAAAGATGGCAAAGAGCCAGTATTTAGAGTCACAGGGCTTTACTGCCCCTGCACCACAGGCTCCAACAATGGCTCCTGTAGCCGGAATGCCTGTTCAAGGTGGCATAGACCCATCAATGATTCAAGGGGGTGGACAGGCGACTCAGATTAATCAGCAGATGTATGCTCAACAACAGGCTTTTGGTAATGCTTCGGGCTATCCTATTCCACCTTCAGGTACGGACACAATGGGTAATCCTTACTGGATAGACCCTAATACGGGTCAAATGACCTATACTCCGCCTAGAAGTGGTTTAGGTCTAGGGCAGATGATTTCTAAAGGTGCTGCTTGGGCCGCTTGGTTGGCTTAAGTGGTATAAATGAGGATTCCCGGCACAATCCGTTATGACGGAACAGAATATACAATTGGTTCTGAACCAATCGTAATTGATTCTGCCGACCTCTCTGGAGATTTATTGGATAATGACATAGCCTTGCTTATGCTTAAATATATAGTCGCTCCTTTTTCACCAAAGAACTTTACAAATATTACTAAGAACCTAAAACATTTCTTAAATTGGACTCTATTAGAAGACGCACAAGACGAAAACGATATGGAATTTAGTGCGGTTGAATATGAGCAATTTGTTAAAGATACATGGAGACAAATAGAAGAGTTAACTCCAGAACAATTTTATAAATACACTAAAGGATTCGCAAGTGGCACAGGTGACTCAGACCCATATGTTGCGTTAATGACAAATTTAAGTGATAAAGCAAAAACAATGCAGATGAAAGATGTATTTGAGAAAATAGGCTATGAGTGGTTAGCATCTGCACATAAGGTAAAAAGCAAAAAAGGAACAGAATTATATGTTGCAGGAGAAAATGTCTTACCTTATCGTAAAGCATTAAAGGAAGTAGATACTTTATTTAATGTTGATGATAATGATGATAGAAAAAGCACAGGTATAAAAGGCTCCATACATCATAGAAAGTTTAAAAGAAAGGGCTGGAAACATTTACTTAATGAAACTGAGGAACAAAAAGACCGCGATGAAGAACTATTAGATGATGAAGACCTTAAAAAACTAATTAAGGAACAGAACATATATAAATATATGCATATTAATGTAACAGAAGAAGTAATTGCGAATAGTAAAAAGACCGGCAAATTATCTAAACAGAAAGTAATTATTAAAATTAACTTTGATGAAGTGATAGCAGATATAATGTCACAACAAGGCATACATCAAGAAGGAATTGTATCGGCGGGTAACCAAGTAGAAACTATGGCTAGGAAAATGACAGACAAAGAATGGTTAAGTTTGTTTACGGGGGATTAAATATGCAAGTATTAAAAGAACTTAAGGACGTTGTAAACCCTGATGATGGGACAGTAAACCCAGATTATAAAAGAGAACTACCTGATGTAACTGCAATTTCTGCATCATGGTATCCTAAAGGATGGAAAGACTTTACTGGCAAAGATGAAAAAATGTGGCTTAAGGTTAACACTAAGAAAGCACTTAATAAACTAATAGAAAGAGAAGGTGGGTTTGCAGGAGATGTTGAACTAAGTGATAGAGATTTAGATATAATTGAATACGCTTATCAAACAGGTGTTATTAGTATTACTACTGTTAGAAACATGGTATATGGTGTAGTTAACAGTAAAGGGGAGAAAGTTTTAGACCCAGACACAGGAGAACCTAAGTTTAAATTCCCAGACATTAAACCATATAGTGAAGCAGAAGCCAAATTTGTTATTGACCACATTGAAGTAGAGGGTGACAAGAAAAAGCCTAATGCTTTTGAATCAGAAATACTATTAGCCTTTGGTAAAAAAGGCCATTCAAAAAAACTAAGAGAGTCTCAAAAAGTTAGAAACACAAAGCCTATCGTTCATGCTCCTAAAAAATCACCTTACCCAGAAAGAAGATTCTTTGGAAATAAAACCCCAGAGGCTGGAGATAAAAACTTAGATTTAGATTGGGATAATTTAATGAAAGTAAAAGATATTGCAGCAGAAATAGACAACGCAATTATTCCTACTAAGGTAGGCATTTTAACATTGGAGATGGAGGCTCAATTTGGTGACGCAAAATATCTCAAAAACAATCCTTTCCTCGCTGAATCTCTTGGTGTCTATAGATTAAATGATATAGATTTTAAGGTCACAAAAGAATATCGTTTCAGAAACATGGTAGAACGTTCTCCTGAGAAGTCAAGACAATGGAAGAGGCAAAAGAAATATGTTCTAAGTGGACACAAAGATATTAATCCAGAATGGGGAGAACCAAGAAGCCGTAAAGGATTAGAAGAAGGTGGACAGGCTCGTTTTTATAGAACCCAAAGCGTAACAATAGTTTCTTATATTAAAAGGCAAATGTCAAAAATAAGAAGGTGGATGAGTAGATGAGTAAATTAAAGTCAGATAGTGATTTCACACAATCACAGGCGGTAGATTATGGAACTGGTTTTGGGTATTATACTACCCATTCAGATGTAACAGCATTGTTACAATGTCAAACATTTACTGGTGCGACAAGCCCAACAAATGTAGAAGTAGGAAAGATAATTAAAAGAGTTGAAGGAAAAATAGATGATAGTATTAAAACTTCATTTAGACCAGAAATTATAGAAAAAGAACACCATGATTTTATTGCAACAAGAGATGTTATGTATCCTGTATCACATTGGAAAGACTATGTTGGTTTTGTTCAATTAATATATACTAACATTAGAAAAATGGTTAGATTAGAAGTTTGGAAAGGTGACCAATATGAAGACGTTGCTTCTGCTATGGCAACATTAACTCCAACTACTACAACTGAAAACCATAAATATATCTTTTATGTAGGAACTCCGGGCGCAGCAAATACAATAAGATTCAATGTACCAAGAAATGTTGCTAATGGTTTCTATAATCATTTAGGGCCAAAGACAACAGTATTGCAAATATGCGATGCAATCAATGAAAAGTTTCCAACAAAGACCGCAGGATTCACAGGGGAAACCCAACCTAAGACTATTGCAGGAGAAAACGATACAGGAGATGGTGGAGGAAACCATACAGGCAAAAATATCTCCGATTTCTTTTATGCTTCCCCAAGCCATGACGGAACAAAGATTAAAATTTCTTCACTACTTCCTTCTGACGCAGGAACAATATGCACGATTGAGGAATGGCAAGGTTCTACTCTAGCAAAAATAAACACTATTTCTTTTGAAGACAAAGAATCCTACGGAAGAAGAGAAGATTGGTGGGATATTAAGGAAGAAGGCAGAATTTATTTTAGAAATAATTGGCCCTATATTCAAAACAACGCAATAAAAGTTACTTATCAAGTTGGTGGAAGTAGGGTTCCTTCTGCTATTCACGAAGCAGCAACAAAGATGGTTGCAGCAGAAGTGTTATTACATGATGATAACACAGTATTAATTGCTGAAACAGGTGCTAACATTGACCTAAAGACTAAGCATGATATACTTGTTGAAGAAGCCAAACAGATAATAGACGGTAAGAAACAGTTACTTCATTTAATTGATTAGTGATAATATGGGCGAAATGAAAAATCTTATATTTGAATTTCAAAAGATATTAAAACTTGAAGAAGAAAGAGCAAAAGTAGAAAAAGAGATACTTGCTTTACAAGGCTTAGAAGATTTAGCAGCAGATGAAGACATGGTATTAAATAATGCAGCAGATAACTTCTTTAGAAAATTTGAATATGCAATAAGCAAGGAGGAAATAGTATGGCTGAAATCTCTTTCATCATGAGTCTTATTGATGAGAATTGGACAAATGCAACCGTTGATGTTGACGGCAATGCCGCCAATGGGGAAATTAATGCCTTTGGAGATAATTGTCCGGGAACATCTTCACATAGAGCAAAGCCTCTTTTAATTGATATTAAAAACTTTACTCCTAATCAAGGAAGAAGAGTAGACTTAGATTCAACAGACATTATATTATTTTATGAAGATTCAGCAAACATTACTCATCCTACTATTGATTGGTCTGTTAGAAACGAAGAATACTCGTTTACTTTACATATTAGAACATTGCAGCCTAAAGGACAAGCCGACCTAACATTTGCAAGCACACGACTACAAAGTTTATATCAAATCGTCCGTTACATCGTAGAGAAGAAGGGGCTAAGACCAACAATAAGTTCTGGTGATAGTGCTGAGTTATTAGAAATTACAGGCAGAAGCGATGCCAATGACAGAAATAAACGGTTATTGGGATATAAATTGACTGTTAATATGAAAAGATTTGGAAGAACAATTGCAAGTTAGAAGGTGATTAAATGGTGAACAATGAAGTATATACAGGTGCAGGATTGTCTGCAAGTATGATACCTGAACTAGATATAGATTTAGGTGCATTAATGAATATTAGTAGTAAGCAAAAGACGTTAGAGTTGTGTCAGGGAGGAGATGCTACTGCAAATGGAGCAGTTGCTAAAGATGCAGTTAATATGGGAACAACAAGAGTTAGACTATTAGAAAATATGTATAAGGGATGTTTAGCAACAGTTACTTTGAAAGCGGCTAATGGTGATGCTATTTCTGGTGAAACCGCACAAACACTTAGAATTAAAAGTAATACTGCTAGTGTTATTGTTTTTAATCAAACCCTATCTAGTACGAACTTGTTAAGAGCCACAGTAGTTATTCATGGATATGGTGCGCCATTACCTGCACCTGCCGCAGATACTTCTACATTTAAACTAGCAGCAGATAATTGGTTAGGACTAGTAACCACAATTACCCCACCAACAGTTGATGCTGAGTTAAAACAACTTAACCTTGCTATGGGAGGAACAAGAAACTTTGGGTATCAATACAAAGGTGCAGAAACATTAGGAGAAGCATCTATAGATGTTGCGTTAAATAATGGTTCTTGGTTGTATTATGCTTTAGGAGATATGACTTATAATGCACCAACCGATACAGATGATGATTTAAATGAAACTTTAGGAGCAGACGAGAAGGACTTTTTCTTTGCTCATAAAACAACTGGTACTGCTAATGCTACTTTCCACCGAGTAATGTTAGATAACGCTACTTATAGGGTGTTCCCTCCAATAGAAGGACACGCTGATGGAACGGCCCCAAATAATTATGAAAGGCTAACTGATGATGGTACTACAGGTGAATATAGTGACATTGTTTACACTATTACAGAAAACGATTCTGGAGATTTACCTTCATTCGCTTTAGAAGTAACCGCAGAAAAGAATAATGTATCTCCTTGGAAATCGGATGAACCCGGAGAAAATCTGTTTAGTAGGATTTACACAGGCTGTCAAGTTAACTCACTTACATTAAACTTTGAGGAAGGCCAAGAAGTAACTGCAAACATAAGTGCTATGGCAAGCAAAGCACATGATGCACAGTCTACTTATGTTCCAAGAAACGGAGTGCAAGCAGTTACAGACCTAGTTAACTTTGATAAAACATCTAAGGAAGATATAAGTCCCTTTATGTTTTCTGACGGCGGAATTAAGATATTTGGACAACAGATGGCTAGAGTAAAGGGAGGTTCTTTAGCGATTGCTAATAACTTAACGGCTCAAAGATTTATAGGAAACTATGACAGAAGTATTACATCTGCTCACATTGCAGGACAAAGAACATATGATATAAATTTAAACCTACTAATTACTGATAGGTCTATTTGGGATGAATTAAGAAACGAATTTGAAACAACAGGCACAACTGCAAGTGATGGCTCATCTGCCACAGGTGGCGCATTTGGACAAATAGAGTTAGAATTTACAAAATCTAACGGGGAATTTATTAAGTTTAAGTTTGATGATTATTTAACTACTTCTGTAGACCTTCCTTTCCCAGAGGATAAAGGAGTATTAGAAGTTGCTCTAACAGTTTCAGCGCGAACCCTCCCAACCAATGGCTGCCAATACAGCGGAAACTGGATTATATGGGGATAGACCCCCTTAAGAGATATTCAAAAGAAAATAAAACTTTTTCTAGGAGATGGAGGTAAATTTTAGCAGGGCATTTCCCGTCTAGGGTGGGTGTCGTGCAAAATAGGGGGTCAAAAAATGACTCTCTGCGGAGGCTTTTAATAAGTATTATACAATCAAATTTTATATTCCACTAACAATACGTTTGTATGTTTGTTAGTTATATTGTAGGTGGATAAAAACTATGGAAAAACAAGTAGTGAATGATAAGAATAAACTGTTTTCAGCAGTTAACACGGAATGCCATCACATCAAGGTATCGCCTGATGTAGATGAATATATGAACGTGTGGGTCAAAGAACCCACATGGCTCCAAGTGGAGCAAGCGATGTCAAGCGTTATGAAACTTGACCCAAAAACAGGAAGTATGGAGATTGACATGAATGCAATGTATAAATTCATGGTTGAACACTTCATAGAAAGGACAGAACCCAATCTGTCAAAGATAGAACTTTTGCGTCTATCACCCTATGTGGGAGGACAATTAAAGGAAATCCTACCGAATCCTTTAACGGATTCTTTTGGGGATGATACAAAAAATTGAAGACCTATAAAAGGGCTTTATTAGGACAAAAGGTAGAACCGGATATAGCATTAGACGTATTATTGTATAGTTATTGCACAACATTTAATGTAGACCCCAACATTGCACAACACGTTCCAATGAAAACAATTAAAAAATATATGACGGTACATGGGGCAGTTAAAGAAATTGAGTCCGAAGAAATTCAAAAAGCAACTAGAAAGGGGTGATTAAATTTCAGTAGAAGACAGGATGTATTCAATATCTTCTTCTATTGAAGCCCTTTCTAACAATACTTCTGGATTACAAGATGTAATGACAGGACTTAACAAATCAAGATTTTGGACAATAATTAGTCGTTCCGCATCAGGTATTTTACCAAATTTTTGGGCAGTTCAAAATAAATTTAGGGCTATTACTGATGTTTTTGCAATGTATTATGAAGGACATGAGAAAGGTAATAAAGCAATGATGGATGCAATTAATGCTCAGGTTCAGTTAAGTGACGCATTAGAAAATTTAAATACTGATTTATTAGAGCCTATTAATTTGGCTCCTGAAGGCCCAGATGAACTAGAAGCAGCACAGGAGGCTTTAGAGAAGTTTGGAGAAACAGCCAAAAGAACTGTTAAAGAATATAATGCTATTACTTCTGCTTCTGAAAAATATGTTGATGCTCAAATTGCCGCAGGGAAATATGGGCGAGAATTAACTCCTGAAGAAAGAGAAGGAGAAGTTGCAAAAGAAGCATATACTCAAACTCAAGCCATGCTGCAAAATCAAAAAGATAAATTAGACAAGGCACAAGAAAGAACATTACAAAAAAGATTAGACCAAGAAGAAGTAGATAATGCAGATAACCCTGTGCAGAAATTCTTTATTAAGCAGCGTCAAAAATTAACTGCTTTTACTAAAATGATTGGCCCGGTCTTGAGAGGAATGTTAAAGATGATAGCAGGTGCTGTGCTTTGGGGAACAGTAATTCTAATAAGCATATTACTTTTAGTTAACGTTGTGAAACAACTTTGGCCTTACTTCCAAGAGACTAGAAAACTATTTATCTTTTACTTTAAACTTGTTATATCAGGAATAGTGGATATACTAGGAGGACTATTTTTAATGGTCGTTGGTGCATTACAAGGAGACTTTGGTAAATTTGGTGCTGGATTGTATAAGGTATTAGAAGGCGTTGCTCAATTAGTTTTAGGGTTATTAGGTATGTTGTTTACCATAGTCATAGGAGTTCTTGAAATTTTATATAAGGGAGTAATCAAAGGAATGGCTGCGAGTATGGCTTATCTCAAAAAGATAGGTCATTTTGCATTAACCATTGCTTCTGCAATTATTTTAGTAGTAGGATTAATCACATTCATAGCAACAGGAGGTTGGTTAGTATTATTAGGATATGTCCTTGCTTCTGCTGTTGCTGGCATAATGGCGAAAATGATACGTCCTTTTGCAGATGGTGGAACAGTAGACAGCCCTATGCAGTTAGTAGGAGAAAAAGGCCCAGAATTAGTTACACTACCAAAGGGGTCAAGAGTTACTACTGCTTCTGATACAAAAGATATGATAGAAGGTAATAAGTCTCAAGAAGTAAACGTAGAAAATAAAAATATAGAAAACACAGAAAACGTTACCAACAACACAGAAAATGTTACCAACATTACAGTTCAAGTGCAAGGTCGCATAGGTGCGTCAGATGCAGAAGTAAAAGATATGGCGACTAAGGTAGCAAGAGAAATTAATTTAAGGATGAATAGAACAGGCACAACTACAACGAGGTTTGCATAATGGTAAATTTTAAAGACATTAGGGGAGAAGGCCCAACATATGTTATGCTTGAACTTGCTAGGAGAAAGAATCATCCTATGGAAAGTGGGGCCACAATCCATACAAATAGGATAGGACTATATTGTGAGTCAATTAATATAAGCACAGCAAAAACAACAATGCCATTTGAGGTTCCGTTTTCTGGACTAATCTCTGGTGAATCTACTACTATGGTTATGGACGCTGGAATGGCTAGAAAGTCAATTTCATTACAAGGAATTATTGTTGACCAAACAATACATAAGCGGTCTGGAAGCGGTGCTATAAAAGAAGCCAAAATGACAAGTTATGAGATTGCACAATTATTACATTCTTATGTAGATTCTTCTTTCCTACAAGAAGACCAAAACCCTTCAAAATTAATAATATTAATTCCTAGCAGGGTTGATGATAATTTTGATATTAGAACCGGGCACGAAAATACACCGCACGATTCATTACCCTTAATACCATTTAATTTTGCAAATAGAAAATATGATGTTCCTGATTGGTCTGTTGGTGAAACTAAAGGAACGTTTGATGCAGTAACTGCTGCTGGTCAAGAAATAGAAGGTATTCAAGGTTTTATTACTGATGTAGGAACTGATTTAGCAGGAGCAAGCGCGCCCGTTATATCTTTTAATATGACATTCATACAAGCATCTACTGCCCTCTCTGACTTTATTAATACAACTTTCTGAGGAATATGAATGCCGGGAGTATATGTTGGTGAAACTAAATCGCTAGTGTTTCCAATGCTATGCGATGGTTATATTAATTTAGATTATTCAGAAATGCACCCTACTGATACTGACCTTTCTTTAAGGGCAGGGGTTTGGTCACCAAGAAATTCCTTTACATTAGAAGCAATCCTAACCCCTTACGATGTAAACGGCTATGGTAGTCATACTACTGGACAAGGAACGTTAGACTCGCAAAAGACTTCACCGAGGTTAGGCGCAACTGAAAGTAATTTAACTCACTATCAAAGTAATAAGCGGTTTGGTACTTCACAAAATAATCAAAAAATGTCAATATTCTATAATACTAACTTACATTTATATTTAGAAAATACAACGACTACTAACATAAATCAACCTTCTGAATGGAAAATAGTGGCAGATTTTCCACAGGCAAGCAATGCAACGAGATACGTTGAGACACCTACACTAATTAAGAGCCATAATACTTTGCATGGATACTATGATGAAACCGCTTACTATGATGGCATTTCTACAAGTCTTAAAAGAATTGCAACCTCTGCCACAAATGCTTTACCGTTTCAAACCTCTAGCATTGATTCTACTTCTTTAAGTGTTGATACAGAAACACCAGCATCAGCAGCAACTGCTACTGTTTCGTTTAGCGGCGGTGACCCTGAGGCTTATTGGTCTGCGGTTGGTTCAACTGCTACCATAACAGGACAAAATAATTTTCCAACATCTGAATTAGATACAATGCCTGTTAGAGAAAAAGGATATATAAAATTTAATGGTCAACCTAATGCGGCAAGTAATCAAACCACAGATTGTATTGCAATAACAAACGAAGCAGGTACTGTAACAATTAAACTTTTCTTTCAAACAAGCGGCACTAATGGAGATGCATTATCGACAGGAAATGGTTGGCCCGCTAATTCTTATCTTGTTAGACCAGAGGCTACTCTTGTATTAACTGCTAGAAACATTGTTGGTGCTATTGCGGGAGTATCTGGTTTTTGGGCAGGTAATATGGATTATGGGACGACAGAACCAAGCAATGTTTATAATGACCCTGCTTTTAGAGTTATTCAATTAAAGTCAGCCTTTACAGGAAGCGCACCTAATAGGGTTGGAGATACAAGTGCCTCAGTAGTAGATGGAGGTTCATTCATAACTAATAACTCAGACTTTGCTATAACTCAATTCGCTGGAGGTATAAATGAAGATGAGAAATCTGACTTTTATATTTCGGTTAATGATGGTAGTAATACTAAAAAATATACTCCCTTTAGAGATATAAGTAATACTGTTTCACCCGATGTTAATTACCCTGCTACCGGAGCAACCTATACTAGAAGTGGAGGAACAACGGTTGTGTCATTTAGAAGAAAAGGAGGTTTAGATGCTACTATGTCTGAGTTAAAGAACGCTATTAATAATAATACTACTGGGCAGGGTTCTGCATTAACTGCTGCATATAATGCTACAACTAATGTTTTAACTATAACAAAAAATACTGCTGGAACAAGCGGGGATGCTTCAGGTGCAATAACTAAAACTAATATAGCAGATACTAGAGTCACAATAGGTAATAGTGGTAATTTTGCTAATGGAAGAAATTTAAGCGAACCTACGAAATATATACAACTTAGAGATAAGAGTGATAATTTAATTAAGTTTCATGGTGTAAGACAAGATTATGACCCTACTATTAACACAGGAGATACTCTTACATATGGAGGGAATGATTATATCGCATTTAGATTACCTTATGGAACCGTTTCTGGGTCAACTCAAATTACTCTTTTTAGGCAGGCAGTAAATACTCAAACACATTCTACTGACTTTGATATATCAATGACAGGTTCTACATTAACTGCTGGAACTGTTGGCGCAGCAGGTAATGGCACTAATACTGAAAACCTATCTAATACTACTGTAAATAATTTTACAGGAGGAGCAGACGCTTCTTCTACTACTGTTGATAAATATGTTCAAATAACAAGTGCTGATGGTTCTTCAATTAAATTTAAAGCGGCTACATTAGGTAGTCAAACTACAGGTTCTACTGGCGGAGGATATACTTATTTTCAAATAGGTTCAAGCACAACTACTGCTGCTGCTAATTTAATAACTGCAATAAATGCAAGTTCACTTAATTCTAAATTAACAGCAAGTAGCCCAAGCAGTAACAATGAGTTTAAAATTCAAAATAGTATTGCTGGTGGTGGTTATGCTATTACAGATAATTATAGTAATATTGATACAAGTGCTGCTTGGCAAACAGGTAATCAAAAAGTTATTAGTAGTATAACGACTACAAACATAGGAGTTGGCGAGTCCATATATGATTCTTCTGGAGTTTTAATTGGAACAGTAGCAACAAGAGATAGTAGTTCTCAAATAACTTTAGTCAATAATCCTGTTACAACAATAACATCTACTTTATATGCTTCTCAACCTAGAGAGGCATTATATTTAGACTCGGTGTATAAAATTACTTTGACATATAATGATACTACAGGGAAAGTAGAACTATTGTTAAACAATTCTTTACAAAAGTCAGCAACCGTATCTATACTTGATAACGATGCAAACGATTATAAATTTGAATTTGATGCTTCAGATTGTAAAATAGGGCAAAGCACAAATAATACGACACAATTTTATGGTGAATTGTATGAAATAGCAATGTCAAACAGGATAAGCCCTTCTATTACTTCAACTACTTTATCTCCGGGACTAAGTGATATTATCTTCTATTATAGGTTTGATGAATAATGCCAGCAAATTATATTTACCCTTTGAATGTTGGCACATTAAATACGCATAGTTTTAACTATACTTGGGCTAATAGGTGGAAGCCTGATTTTGCATTTAAAAATGTATCAGTTAATCCTACATTACATAATCCAGCAGCCACTTATAACCCCGGAGGAGGAACTACTCATTCTTTAGGCACTAATTATGCAGGTGCATCTGCTAATTTCTTTGAAATAAGAAAGGCTCCTACTAATGTAGGCTCTACAGCAGAACCTGATATTTCTAACCATGAATATGATAGAATCGTAAATAGGATTTTACCTTCTAGTAATCCTAATACTTTGGCTAATTATGTAACTAATAAACAAGATACCCAATCGCATAAATTAAGATGCTATGATGGACTACAAGCCACCACCGGACAAAAGGTTGGTGGCAGTAGCGCACCAGAATCAGGTTTAGACTTAGATAATTATGATTACTTTGTATTAATTAACCCAGAAATTTCAGATGATACTTCTCCTAGTATTAGACCTCACTTTGCTAAGATTAAACAAATAGTAACTTATGACGAATATGGAGATGGGTTTGAATTTGAACCAAAATATCCTACTTCTATTTCAGAAGGAACTAACTTTGAAGTTTACAAAGGGCCAGCAGTAACTAATACAAATGTTGTTGCTGTTTCATATGGTCTTAGAGGAGATACAGCAGTTAATACAGCACTAGAAAAGTATGATGGTTTCTGTTCTGTTTCAAGACCAACATGGTATTTTTATGAGGATAGATTAGAAACTAAAAATCAACTAGATTATGGAACAAAATATCTATTAACTAATTGCAGGTGGTTTAAAGATTGGACTAAATATCATACAAATGAAAAAGGATATAATAGTGGAAACGCAAATGCTTCTTGGACTACAAACAAAACACTAACTACTTTGGGCAACTATGATTTTACAATTAATGATATAGGACAAAGCCTATGGGGATATGGTGGTGGAGAATATCATCATGGAGGAATAGTTACTGCTTATGATAATAGTGCCAATACTGTTACCTTAGACCAAATAAGATATAATTTCGGTGTTATTAGTGGAACTTCTAATTATCTTTACTATGGCAGGACGATACACCATGCCGTGTTTAAAACAGAAAAGAAATATGGGGCTAGAGTAATAGACTTAGGGAGTAAAAACCATCATGGTATTTTAGTTGATAATACTGAAGTTAAAGATGAAGCGGGTAATGAAATAGATAGAAATATTACATATACTGTTAACCCTTCCGAGTGGGTCAATTGCTTTAGAAACTATAATAGAAACGCCTCTGATAGAACATCACAACATTCTAGTTATAATCCAACAGGAACGTATAAATTAATTACAGGAGACTTGTCTGGGCCTAGTAGATACTTATACTTTAAAGACTCTAAAAATAGAAACAACGGAGTGACTAATATTATATCACCTACCAGTTTAAATAGTCCTCAGAATAGAATATCTCAGTCTGCAACTGTTACCTCAGTAGATGAGTCTGGTGTAAAGCACCTTAAAATGAAAGAAGATGATAAATTTACTATTAGCACATCTTTACATAGAGGAAGTTTGTCTGAATATGAGTTGCCATATTTAGCATCTACAGAAACTACTTCTGGTCAAACTATTGTTTTACAACAAGTGATAGAAGGATTTGATGCTAGAAACGATTCTTTCTTATCTGCTGGTGACATAATAAGATTTAATGATATGTTCTATAGGGTTGCCTCAGTAGCGGCCCCTTCTGATAGTTTAAGGACTCAAGCCGTTACTGTAGATAAAAAGAAAACATTAATTGGAGGAACATGGGAGGCCATTGGGACATTACCATCAGTATCTAATAAGAAGATATTTGTTCGTGCTTGGAATGGAGGTTTAACAGGCGCAATGCCAATAGATACTGAAGGAGTATACAGTTCTAATTCATTAGCAAGACTTACCATAAATGGTAAAACAGTTACGAAAACAAAGACTAGACTATATGATAATAAGATAGTGTTTTTGAATAAGCAATTCTATGGGCACAACATACCAGTAGACTATGGGGATTCCATTAATGGACACATTAAATTAAGAAACCCCACCAAGAAGTTTTATATTCCTTCTAATAATATTTCTTTCTTATATTATATGGAAGGCAACTATTCTATGGAAGAAACATCATTTGTAGGGAGTGTAGAAGATATATCTTCAAAGAATGAAAATGGCAATATTATTTATACTATTATGGGCAGAGATAAAATTTCTGCTCTATTAGATAACAGCATTAATAAAAATTTGGAACGAACGAATGATATTGTATATTCTTCTTTAAACCCTATAATAGACTTTACAGATTCTTTAGACGCTACTTATACTGTTAACTCAGTTCAAACAAATGGAATAACAGTAAGCGATTCTAGTGATGCATTACAAGTATTAAATAAACATGACTTAATATTCTATAACAATAAGTATCTTGGGGAAGTATCTACTGCTACAGACAATTCTGGAACTACTGTCATAGTCTTTACACATAATAATAGAACTACAATTACTAATGGCAGCAGGGCGTTAAAGTTTCATAGATTAGGAGGGACACAAGGTTATCTTACTGGGACTAAAGCGTTAGGGTCTAACATACAAGATACAGTATATCCAACAGACTATTCACACTTAGGAAATAATGGATGTAACTTTGTTACAGGCATAAAGAATCTTTATTCTGGGGCAACAAATACTAAAAGCGACTTATTATATTCTTCTGCTACAGGAAGTTATTCAAAAGACGAAAGTTTGGGATATGATATTACTAGTATCAAAGGAATTACAAGAGGAAAAGATTCTTGTTTTGCTTTTAAACTTGCACATGAAACCCAAGCAGGAAGAACCATTAAGCCCATACAAACAACTTCTAGTGTTAGCCCATATAATATTATAAACATAAATACTAAAGATGAATCTAATTCTGTAATTTCATTAGCCCCAACATTTCCATTAGTATTAGGTAGTATAGAACAAAATAGTTCTGATACAAGTTTAGGAGGAGGTACAGGAACAACTGGTATTTATCTTGTAAATAATAATATTCCCACCGGAGGATTTTTACATAAACTATCTACTACTTTGGATACTAATTATTACTTTGGAGACACTATTTTTAGATATACTGCATTAAACAAGTTTAAGGCCGGAACTATAAGCCAAACATATGATAGCGTTTATAACAGCGCAAGCAGTAATCAGAACTTACAGGGTTATTGTTCTGCATATAAGTTAGATTCTTCGGGTTCTCCTTCTGCAATAGTAACTGCTGATGATATAACAAAGTCACAGTATCCAGCAAGAGGGTCTAATTTTTGGACAAGCGGCTTTTTAGGAATGGCAATGTCAAGAAAGCCTCCAACTCAATACCCCACAGGCACAGGAGTAGGTGTTCATACATCAGGTGGACACTTAGTAGAACAATTAGAAAACATTGACTATAGGGCTAAAAACTATGAAATTCTAGGGCTTGGAGATATACACATTGATTCTAAACTTCGACATAATAATATAGCCTATGCCGCAGATGCTCATGAATTTACGTCTTTTGGTTTAATGTTAGAAGATGAAGGTACTTCTGGTGGTTCTAAGGCTCACACAAACTATACAGGTTCTACTACCATTGAACAAAAAAGAGATGCAGACTATGATAACATGACGATTAAATCTGCTTCTATTACACCAGCAAATATGAAAAGATTTGGGGTAATGAGATTGGTAGAGGCAACGTTTGATTGGCACTTTAATCCTGTGAATTATGAAACTTTACCAACTACTTCTAAGTTACCATTATTAGACAGCATAAAATATCCTAGAATGAAGATGTTATATAATAATCTATCTGTGAATTTTGACTCCGTTGTTAGTGTAAATAACGGAACAATAGTAATTAGAAACGATGCTGGTGATACAAGTACCGCAGTTTCTTTAATAGCAGGCGATACTATTTATAGAGGTAAAGACGGAACTGTTCTAGGAATAGCACATAAAACAATCTCAAATGATTCTACATTAACAATACATGGTAGCGACACGACTAAAGACATAAAATTGTTTTGGGACGATGAGAATGACACTACTGGGGATAGGATATATATTGTAAGGCCGAAAATATTCAATACTTTAGCACAAGCAGAAGGAAAGTGGGGATTAGATGATGTAAGTTATACTAATGGATTATATATGCCAAATATGTATATAGTCATACCTATGGTTTATCGTGACTATCTTAGACACCGTTTGTTGAGGGGTTATCATGCTACAGATGATAAATTAGATGCTCACAATTTATGGATACCTTTAATTAGTGAATGTATAGATGGTATAGACGGCACTTCCCATGATAAAGAAGATAATAGAGGACAAATTTCAGCATTCCATCAAGCAAAAGATTGGACAAGTAATAGCAGCGAAGTATATTATCACCCTTCTAGGATAGTAAATGCTATTACAAGACGAACCTTTGGTAGTACCTCAGACGGGGAACAGTACGATACACACAACAATACACATTTATATGAAGGCTGCAATGTAATATTTAAAGATATGAAAAAAGTAACTAAGCAAAGAGATGGTAATGAGGCATTTACACTTCCAACAAGTGCTGTAATAGATATTGATGCTGATGTGGGTTCTATGAGAAATACATGGTCAGATAGTCTTGGAACAATACAAAGCACTTCTGGTTCTTACGATAATGTTGACCAGCATAGTAGAGTCTTAAGAATTAACCAAAAACCTGCTACAGGAGAAGAAATGGCATATCTTGGAACTCACACGCGTTCTCATTTCTTAGGAGAAGATAGTCTTAGAAGTGATAATTCTGAATATGGTGATAGAGAGAAAAAACATACTGAAAACTCTTGGACTGACCAAAAGAAAGGGGATGTATTTCAAGCACAGGCACTATTTAAACCAAAGATAGATTTTGGTTCAGGTTCTTTAACCAACAACACCTTTACTATTACTTTAAATTCTTCTTGTATTAATTCATGGATAGACTATGTTCCAAACCTAAAAGGATATTATCTAGTATCAGATAAATTAGTAGGAACTAATATAACACTACCAGATAAAGATGCTTTTGATACAACTTCTACTACTAATAAATTAAAGGGAGAACCAACATTTATTGGTAAAATTACATCACATACCTATAATGATACAGGAACATATGTTGTTCATACTATTTTAATGGACACCACTTTAAACACCACAAATCACGGTAAGACGTTCAGGCTAATGAAAATCTCAGAAACTACTTTTGAAGATACTCCAGATTACTTTGAAGTGAATAAAATGTTTGATACGGGATTAGAATATAACTATCTTACTCAAAACTTTATTACTGGCGATGAAGAATTATCTGACAGCGTGGTTGGGTTTGGGTCAAGCGAGGACAATTATACTACTTCTGGGGCTTCTAATGATGATTTAATATATGAAGAAGGTCTATTTGCTATGTATTTATTATTAGATGTAGATAATATTACCGGAAGTGGATATGTAGATAGAAGAACATTAACTAATGCTAAGGCACTATTTACAAATGGACAAAGCATTGAATGTAATATAACAGATGGAACTACTTCGGAAGTTAAAACACTTACAGTAAGTGAGACCACTAACGATTTACAATTCAATTATTCTGGTAAATTATCTGGTAAAGGAATAGTGTCATTTGGTGAAATATTTACACTTACAACACACGTTAAGCCTAAACTAAATAAGGCAAAGAAAGCATATATAGGAACTACATTTATTATGGGAACTGATGCAGAAACTGCAATAGAAGAAATTTTAGAAGAGAATAACATAGATGTAGATGTAAGCGGTAAAGACTTAGTTTATACTACTAATATAGTTTCTCAAAATACAACAGGCACAACAATTACATTAGAAAACAATGCTGTAAATCTAGTAGCGGGTGATGACATATATAACCAAGATGGAAAGTTCATAGGAGAAGTAGCATCAACTTCTACTAATACAATTACACTTGCAGAGTTAGATAGTGGAGGAGCAGATATAAATTACAAGCCTACGGCAAATGATGAGATTACAATCTATAATAGAAAACCTCTAGTTTTATCTAATAAGTTTTCAGAACACGATGTTTTCGGTGCAGTTAATTCATTAGCATCTAAGAAAGGATTAGAATACCAATTTATTAATGACAAAATGTTAATAAAACAAATAGAAAACTATGATGCTAAAAGAAAGTTTGATATTTCATATAAGGAAGGAACTGTGTTAGAAATAGAAAACAATACGACTCTCTTCGATAAGGCAAATAAGATAGTTGTAATAGGAGATAGTGTTAAAGCAGAGGTTGCTGTGCCAATACTAAAAGGAAATACTAAAACTATGAGAGTTGTAGACCCTAACATTAAGAATCTAGGAGAAGCAAAAATAAAAGCAGAAAGACTTCTAGCAACTCATAACTCTCCTGCTAAGAAAATAACATTGAAAATGGAAAGAAAGGGAACAGAACTGATGCAAGCAGGAGATTTGGTCACTTTAACATTTGAAAGTCATGGAATTAAGAATGAAGAGTTTACGGTGTTTGAAATAGAAAACGTCATGTCAGCAATTTCAACTGTTACAGTAGGAACCTTTAATAAGACTATCGCTGAGAGACTATCTGAACTAGGCCAAAAGCAACAAACAGGCTTTGGAACATTATTCAGCAAAAACTCCGGTGAGGCTGTTAAGGTTCATTATTCCTTTGAAGAAGTTCTATTAAGAGAAAATTCATTGAAATACCAAGTAACAACTCCGGGTGGAACATTAGTAGGATGGAACACATCAGTAGGGCATATCTCAACAATAGGTGCAGGTAATGATACAGTAACAACAAAGGAGATAAAACTATGATAATAAACGCTGGTCGCATTGCTTTGGGTAAAATGATTAAAGGCGAAAGTGTCAATGCTTTCACTTATATTGACGCTGGTGATGGTTCAGATTCTTCTTCTATATCTCAAACCACCTTAGACCATAGTGTGTTATCAACTCGTAAGTCTGCTACTCCAGAACTTGTAGGCAATATATTGATTTACTCTGTAGATTTCACAGGTTCGGAATTAGGTAGTAATACTATTTCAGAACTTGGTATCTTTAATGCATCAACTGGTGGTGATATGTTAAGCCGGGTTACATTTAATAGCATCGGCCCCTTAGCAGCAGACGAAACGATTAGTTTCACTTTTAGGTTGGAGGTCGTCTAATGGCAACAAATCCAAAGTTTATCAGCACTCTGTCAAATGCTATTGATGGACAGGCTAGTAACAATGATACCGAGCATATACAGGATGGAACAGATAAACTCCATTCTGGTGTAATCAATGCTTTAAACATTGGAACAGGTTTATCATTTGTTATACACGGAGGAGATATAACACAAAATAATGGTGGCTCTACATATACTCGTTTTAACATAACTGAAATTAAATATCTTAGAGATGGTAAATTACTTACTGCAAGCGCAGTTACGAATCAAGAACCTGCTTGGGCTGTAAACTCTGCAAATGATTGGTATGGGACAGTTGTTATAGCAGACGGTAGCCAAAGTGGAGAAAGTGCAAACACAATTAAATTTAGAGGAGCAACTGCTTTAGGAACTACAACTTCTAAAACTGCTTCACCTAAACCCGGAGATATACCTATAGCAATAATTCAGATTGCTAAAGGTAGTGCTGCTAAAGCAGTTGATAGAAAAGTGCAATTCCTTGGTATTGGTAAGGCTTCTCAATCAATGTCTTTCTTCGGTTCTAACTTTACAGAAGACCTAAGAATAAACGATGATGGTACTATTACAAAGGGCGGAGCAACAATTACTTTCCCTGCGACTACAGGTAATGTTGTAACTACAGGAGATTCTGCAACAATTACAGCAACAATGTTAGCAGCCAATTCTGTTGATTCTTCAGAATTAGTAGATGGTTCTATTGATACCTCTCATATTGCTGATGACCAAGTTACTTATGCTAAGATTCAAAATGTTTCAGCAACAAATAGAATACTTGGAAGAGATTCGTCTGGTGCTGGAATCATAGAGGAAATAACTCCTGCAAGTCTAAGAACAATGATTAACGTAGAAGACGGTGCAGATGTAACTGATGAAACAAACGTTAAAGCAATCTTAGCAGCATTAGATTCTACTGATACACTATACATAGGAGATTCAGGTAACGACACTACTGTTGACATTCGCGGTAATTTAACTGTTCAAGGAACTCAAACAGTAGTTAATACTGTTACTATGAATGCCGCCAATGCTATTGTTTTTGAAGGGGCTACAGCAGATGCTCACGAAACAACATTAACAATAGATGACCCTGACCAAGATAATACAATTACATTACCTGATGCTACAGGAACCGTTGTCTTACACAGTCTTGCTCAAACATTAACTAATAAAACTATTGATGCAGATAACAATACTATTACTGATTTAGCAAATGCAAACATAAAAGCGGGTGCGGCAATTTCTGCTACAAAAATAGCAAACGGAACAATAAGTAATACTGAGTTCCAATATCTAAACGGGGTAACAAGTGCTATTCAAACACAAATAGATGGGAAGTCACCTACTGCTGGTAACACAAGTCTAGTTACTGTTGGCACAATATCAACAGGCACATGGAATGCAACGGCTATTGCTGATGGTAAAATTGCTTCTGCTTCTACTTGGAATGCTAAACTTTCTCCTACTATTGGTGATTATACTGATTTAGGAACTGGAACAGATTCTACCAATGATAAATTAATTGTTTATGATAATAGCGCATCTACCTTTAAGAAAGCAGAAGTAACAGACATATTAAATGAAATTGCTTCGGGCAATGTAGTAGGTTCAGGAAAACTTTGGGCTAATACATTACCTGCTGATGGTGCAGAAGTTAACGTCCAAGCAGATTGGAATGCTTCAAGTGGTGATGCAAAAATTCTTAATAAACCAAATGTGCAATATACATCAGCCATTCCAAATGCTACTGCTTCACAAACTGGTTTAGCAACTGCAACTCAAATTACTAAATTGAATGCTATTGAAGCATCTGCTGATGTAACTGATACTACTAATGTTACTGCCGCAGGAGCATTAATGGATTCAGAAGTAACTAATCTTGCATTTGTAAAAGGACTAGCATCTGGTATTTCTGATGGAAATGTTTTAGTTGCTAATGCTAATGTAGCAGATAATGACTTCTTAAGGGTTGATGGAACATCTATTGAAGGTAGAACTGCTGCACAAGTAAGAAGCGATTTAGGTATTGCAGATGACGAAATAATAGATTGGACAGCAGACCAAGGTTCAACTAATATTCATTCTGGTAATTATACTGATACTAACACATGGAGGTCAATAGAAGCAATACAGGATATAGTAGGTGCTATGTTTACTTCAAACACCGAAACTAGAATAAGTGCTACCTATGAAGATGGTGATGCTACTATTGATTTAGTTGTTGATGATTTAAATACAGATACACAATTGTCTACTGAAGCCGTTCAAGATATTGTTGGGGCTATGTTTAGTGGCAATACAGAAACAAACATTACTGCAACTTATCAGGATTCAGATGGAACAATAGACCTTGTTGGCGCAACAACAGGTCTTAGCAATATTGTTGAAGATACCTCCCCACAATTGGGTGGAAATTTAGACTTAGTGACTCATCATATTACTACAACAAGCAATAGAAATATAGACTTAAAACCTCATGGTACAGGTACTGTAAGAATATTTGATGCTGACGTAGGTTTCCCTTCAGCCCCAAGTGCCGGAAAACTTAGTGTAATACACGATGGTGATGATGGGCCAACATTGTTACTAAGTGACGGTGATAATGGTAGCGGTTCTGGGCCTAATATGTTATTTTACCGTGATACGTCTTCGCCAGCAGATGATGATATTCTAGGAAAAGTAAGTTTCCAAAGCACAACAAGTAATGGGACTTATAAAACATATACTGAAATAAAGAACACAATAGAAGATGTAACTGATGGTACGACTGATGCAATAATGTCATTAAGAACTCAGAAGAACGGTACACTAACAGATATGTTAACTATTAGTGGTGAAAACAATTTAGTTAAAGTTCACGGTAACTTTGAGGTTACAGGAACACAAACTATTGTTGATACAGTAACAATGAATGCTGCTAACGCAATAGTGTTTGAAGGTGCAACTGCTGACGCGTATGAAACTACATTAACTATTACAGACCCAACGGCTGATAGAACAATCACTTTACCCGATACGAGTGGTACTGTTGCTTTAACCAGCCAATTAGCGGGTGCTGGTAGCGATACAACCTATTCAGCAGGTACAGGTCTTGATTTATCTTCAACTACCTTTAGTGTAGATATGTCAGAACTAATTTCCAATGCAGGTAATAATAAAGTATTGACCGCTAAATCTTCATCTAGCACTACCGTTCAAGCAGAAGGAAGCCTACTGTTTGATGGAACAAATTTAGGTATAGGCACTACTCCTGAATATGCAGTAGATGTTGCAGGTTCTCTTAGAATACTACCTACAATTTCTTCTCATGCTGGAACTGCTATTAGAATAGGGCCACAAGATAACGACATTGATGTAACACTATTAAGAATTGACGGTAATGGTGGTGGTGCTGGTTCAGGAAACTCCGGTGAATCGAATGATTCTAACTATGGTTTCTCAATGAAGTATATGGGGTCTGGAACTGGAACCGCAAATAGATATGCTCTATTTATGGATAACAGCACAGGAACTGCTTTAGAAGGAATGACTGTCTTACAAGATGGTAAAACCGGAATAGGTACGTCAACACCTGCCACGAAATTAGATGTAGCAGGTAGCATCACCGTAGCAGACCACATTATCCATAGTGGCGATACCAACAATATGATTAGTTTTGGAACCGATACTCAGACTTTCAAAACTGCGGGTACTAGTAGAATGAAAATAATGTCAGGAGGTGCTATTGGTATAGGAACAGATACCCCTGTTAGTAGGCTTCATATTGAAAAGGGTGCTTATGATTATGATGATGGTACACAGGATGAAGATGGTGATTTCCATCTTATGCTTAAAGCATCAGAAGGCAGTAACTCCGGTGATGCGGTTTCATTAGGTTTTGCACAATCAACTGATGGTACAACAGTAGGTGCGAAGATAAGTCACGTTGTCTCAGGTTCTTATTCAAGAGGTCATCTTACGTTTTCAACCAATAATACTGACGGGGCGGCTGATACTACTGTTGAAAGAATGAGAATAACTAATGATGGTAATGTCGGAATAGGTACTATAACGCCCGGTTCAATGTTAGAAGTGGATGATACTAACGCAATCGTTGAAGTTAATGCCAGTACGAATGGTAGCGGTGTTGGTTGGTTCAAAGTATCTGACCAAGGAACGTCAAAGTGGGCTATGGGTCTTTCTAAGAATGCGAGTCTTTCGGGTTCAGACTTCCACATATTTGAAGACGCTTCTTCCAACAGTCCAAGATTCACGATAAAGGATGGAGGTAATGTTGGAATAGGCACTACAAGTCCCGATGTGCCGCTTCATATCAAAAGCACCGCAACTGGCGCGTTATTAAGACTAGAATCCACCGAAGCAGGTTCAGGTTCTTCTCCTACTATTGATTTGTATAGGAACTCCGGCTCACCTGCTGTTAGCGATTTCATAGGAAACATCCTGTTCTCCGGCACGAATGACAATAGCGGTGAAAAGGTAAATTACGCTGGAATGGAAGTCTTCATCGAAGATGAAACAGATGCAACTGAAAATGCCGCAATCAAATTCAATGTCTATGAGATGGGAACGCCTAGAACCAACTTTACTATTGGTTCTACGTTATGCACGTTTAACCAAAACTCAAGAAACATGGATGTGAGGATGTTATCAGACGATGGCACAAACAATTTCTTCTCTGATGCCAGCACTAATCGAATAGGAATAGGCACTAATGCGCCTACAGGAACTCTATCCATTCAATCAAGTGGACATGACATGATTCACTTGAATAGGACTGTTGACAATGAAGGATATGGAATGGGTATAATTGGTAGAGCAGGAAACGATTCATCCACAACTGCCGCACATGAGTATGCTGGAATGTTCTTCCAGATAGAAGACCATACAGACGGTGCGGAAAAAGGTAGCATAGCATTCAATACTTCAACTGGTGGAACTGCGGCAGATAGTAGTAGCACTCATGCTATGCAGATTACAAGTGATAACAAGGTTGGAATAGGTACTTCAACACCACAATGGGATTTGTCTGTTCCCGGTGATGTGGCTATTGGTTGGTATAATAACTTTACAGGAACAAATACCGCAACGGGTGCTACTGATGCTACACTTAGGGTTGCAGGTAGAGCATTCGATAAACCCGCAATAATAGAACTTGCTAACTTCGATGCCAATAACTTCTATGGTGGAACTACAACATTCAAACTTGGAGAACTAGCATTCGCTATGAATGAGAACTCAAACACCGTAACTAGGGTAGCAAAGATTGAAGCATGGACAGAAACCCCAAGTGAAGAAGGACACTTTGATGGTAGACTTCTATTTAGCACATCTGCGGGAGATGCTTCAGGTGCAAACTTAACTACAAAAATGGTTATAGATGGTGATGGTAAAGTAGGAATAGGCACAGATGCGCCATCAACAGCATTAGACGTAGCAGGTGACATAAGCGGTGATAGGCTAAATCTTGAGAAGAGTAGTGGTTATGCAAGTATAGAATTAGGTGGGGGTTCTGGTGCTTTCATAGATATGAAGAACCCATTCTCTGATGACTTCGATTGTAGGATAATTACAGATGGAACAGGTTTGGATATTATTGCAGCAGGTTCAGGTAATCATATTACTTTGAAGACAAATGGTACTGAGAGATTCCAAGTAGAAGATTCGGCAATTACTTTCTTTAATGCTTATGCTTTCCCTAATGCAGACGGTTCAGCGAATCAAGTGTTAAAGACAGATGGTAGCGGTTCATTATCTTGGGCAAATCAAAGCGGTAGTGGTTCTTCATTCGCTGTTGGTGATATTACAGGTGCAACTGCCTTAACAAGTGGTTTAGCATCAACTGATGAATTAGTTCTAAGTGATAATGGAACATTAAAGAGAATGGATATTTCAGTAGTAGAAGCCTACATGAGCGACAATCTAGCAGAATTATACATTAGAGATAGAAGAAACGATGGTGACGTTGCTCCCTCTGCTTATATGGCAAATGCCATGTCTCTATCCTTTACTGATGAAATAACAGGAAGCGATAACAGTTGGGATGGAGTTCTAACAATGAAAGGTTGGGGAGATGATTACCGAGCATGGCAATTAGTTTCATCAAACGTCAATGGTTCAGATAGCATGGAAACTGAACCATTATATTTCAGAAGCGGCGAAGATTCTTCTTGGGGTTCATTAAGAAAGGTTGTTGTTGAAGACGGTTCAACGAAGGATGTTTCTATTGGAGGTAATCTTTCTCTAGCAGAAAATAAGAGAATATACTTCGATTCTACAGACACTTATATCTATGCTAATACTGACGCTACTGAATCACTTCATGTAGCCGCAGATGCAAGTATATATTTAGACCCTGATTCAGATGTGGTAATTAGAGCAGGTTCTACTGAATGGGCAAGATTCGATGGTAGCACTCAAAGAGTCGGAATAGGCACTACGAGTCCCGAATGTGAATTGCACGTTGAAGGTAGCATAGCAGTTGCTTACGCTTTAGCACACGCAGGACAAACCGGACAAAACAGATTAGTTTTTGGTACTAATACTCAGACATTCCAAACTGCGGGAACAACAAGAATGACCATTCAGGCTGATGGTGATATAGACGTAAGTGGAGGTATACAATCAACTTCATCAACAAAAGGATGGAATAATTGGAGTATGATGCGATTTGGTAAGTTAGATTACGGAACATCGGCAAGTGGGGGTGCTGGACTTAAAGCACTTACCTTTGATGATAACGAAGCAGGGTATGGAAACATCGCAATACCAACAGATATTACAATTAGAGCCGTTCAATTCAGAACAAGCGGTGTTGTTCTTAGTGGAACAACCGCACAGGTTTGGAGAATATTCGCAAATGGGGATGCAGGTACAGGGACATTAACTAATCTCAGCCTTGATGCAAGTGACTTCACAAGACAGAACTCAGAGAATGCAAACTCAACTGCACATACTTACACAATGACAGGTCTAAGCGCATCCTATGACGCAGGTGACATTATATCAATAAGAAGAGAATCTGGTGCAGTAGACATGGGTGATGTGATAGTGGATATTTATTATAGCCATGATATTTAGGTGATTAAATGACAGAAGAAGAAGAACCAGTAGAACAATATGTAAACCCAAATGTAACAGTAAGTTACAATGTTGGCCCCGGCCATGAATTGTATAACCCAGATACAACAGAAGAATTTAACTGGGAAGAATTAAGAGCGAAAAGAAATGGTAGGTTAAAGATGGCAGATAAGTATCAAGGCATTCTGTTTTACAATACATTAACCACAACACAACAAACTGAGTTAGCCACATATAGACAGGCTTTATTAGATATTACAGAGTATGATACAACAGCAGAAGCATGGGCTAATTGGCCTACTAGACCTGATTGGATGTAATACTTTGTTAAGAACAAGTGTTAAAAGAAGAAGTTCTGGTGTCGAGCATATATAAACTGACGAAGCATTGGCGGAACTTTTTAGTCCAGCATATTCCCCCACAGGGGCCAAATAGCGGCATTTGGGGGCTGATGCTGTGATGGGATAACCGACCCAAAGAACGCTCTCAGAAGGCACGCAATCGCACATTTTCGGGGTGTTTCAAAACCCAAAGAGATACAAAACTGAGGAAAATATATAACAAGTTAATGCTGGTAATTAATTTTCCTAGAATCAAAAAAAGGCTTATTTCTAAATTAACTTTTGGAATTTTTCAAAAGCCAAAAAAAAGTTAGTGAGCCTCCGCTAAGGGTAAGACTTTCTCAGACCAAAGAGCATTACACTCTCGGCATTCCCAAATCTTTACTCTTTGCGGAGAACCCACATAAAACCCTAGAATCCTTCTAGGGATTGTTTCAACACCACAAGACGGGCATTGTTCTCTAAGGGCCACGGATTCCACTTTCCTCAGTTATTAGATTATCCATGTATTCTTCGATGGTTTGATTCGATACTCTATCTGAACCAAACGCAGCGAAGAACAACAGGCTAACTCCAAGGATAAATACTACCCATAGCACGGCTTCTATTGTTGACACCATTACCAATTCACTTCCATTATTACTTCTTCTTCTTTCTCGTTTGAGAATCCTTTAACAACGTTTTCAGTTACACCCTTCTGCCATAGGTCATAAACCAACTGACAGTCCTTTAAGCAATATTCAGCAACTTCTGAATATCCCCCTGCTTTCCAGACTTTAGGTGCATCTGCACTATCCATTGTTTTGGATTCATCGAGTGTGTGAGATACTAAATTGTTAAGGCTATATCTTTCACCTGCAATTTTAGTTATCTCTCGGCTAGTATCAATATATGCTCTTTTATTTAAATACTTTTGTATACAATATATATCAAGTGCATCTCTTAATACAGGTAAATCAAACCCTGCAATGTTATGTCCTAGCAACTTACCACCCTTTTCAAGGTGGTCATCTAAATCAAACTTAAGTTGAGATATAGGCTTAACATCTATGTTACCTTTCTTTAAGTCATCTACTGCTTTATCAATATAGATAGTTCCTTTATCTCCATCCCATGTGCATACAGTAGACACTTTAAACATATGGGTATTATCCCACCCGCCAATATCATAAGAATAATTCTTTGTTTCAATATCAAGGGCCATTACATCACTCATTCTGAACCACCCCATAACTTAGAAATACTCTTTTTCTTATCTTCTTCTGGATTAACTATGCTATCTTCCCATGACTTGGTTAAGAAAGCCACAAGATGATTTCCATCACCTACTGCTATTATAGAGGCTAGTTGCCATCCGGCTTCTCCCTCAACATTTAAACTATCAACCACCGTCTTGGGGCCATTGTTTACATCAAATACTAAAAACTTAGTCTTATGTTTCATTGTTTACATCTTCCTTTAATCTTACATATGTGCTTTTACTAATCTTTCTGGTTTCAAAATATTCTTCTACCTTAGGCCACCATTTATAAATAGTTGCTGCACCTTTTTGAGTTTCTTGTCTAACCTTAGAAAACAACTCTGCCTTATGAATCCATCCTTGTTCATCTGCTTCTTGTTTACAAATCTTTTTAAAGACGGCATAATTGGCTTGATTTGCCATACTCTTGTGTTCCACTCTAAGGGCTTCATCTAGCCAAGATACAAGACTCTTATAACATTGTCGGACAAGAGAAGAGGCCTGTAGCACATGGTTTTGTGTTACAATAAATCTTTTTGATTTATCAGGAATACTTGGGGCTTCGGCAATACAACATAGAACCGCAAGTTTCTGAATATGTTTCAAAATTCTATTAATGAAAGTTTCCATTGCTTCAAAGACTTCTTGTCTACTATCCGTAATATATTCTTCCATCAATATACATTCTCTAGTTAACGCATCGTTTGCTTGTTTATTAATTGTAACAACCTTAAGTGGGTCACAATCTACTTCTTCATATCTTTCTTTGACTACTTGGAAAAGTTTTACAAAAGCATCTGCATATTTTAATAGTGGTTCTTCTGCACTTTTTATTGTTCCCCAATCAGAAATTAATCTTCTTCTCATCTGTTGTTGTTGGTGTTGTGGAACTTCCCATATAAATATGAGCATTCGCTGTAGAACACCCTTTTCTGTAATAACAGTTGTTAACTGCTTAGGGATATAACTTGTAGCAAACGAAGAACGCTTACATCTACACTCTAAAGGTTCATCACCTAATTTCAATTTCTTCTTAATAATCCAAGTAGAACCCCACAAAGTATTCATGAATGTATTTAGATATACAATAGAATTTTCTTTGTGTTGTGATTGTTTAAATATTCCTGAATACTCAAACTCATCCCACATTGCTAATCCATTACCCTCTAATTGACCGGGGGTTGGTCTAGCAACTTGAACTGTTACAAAACTACCATCTTCTTGCTGAACTTGTTCTTCAGCATTTTCCATTGAACCAATTAATGCAGCATCTGTATAATCAGTTACATCAAATATATTAAAATCCTGTCCGTGGTCAGTATTTAATATGGTAAAGGTTCTTTCAACAATTGGCTTAAACCAATTTGTTAAAGTAGATTTACCAGTTCCTGAGGTCTGAAGCCACAAGAAATGCAATCGTATATCATCTTTATTTACACCACTAGGTATTGCTACCATGTCCTTACATAACTGTCCTAACATTGTAAAAAATGCTAGTGACGAAGGCACATTATTATAGTTAGAAGCCTGCACCGCATCTTCGGTAAACTTCTGTGCTATTTCAGGTAATGTTAATTTATTACTTGTTACCTGCTTATCATCATCTATAAAAGCGTAAAACGCTTCATCTTCATTATTATTTTCAATATTCATACTATCACTCTATCTTCACTATTCAACGTGTCTATGATTCTCTGTGCAATCGTGGGGCCAATTCCCTCTATTAAAGTTAACTCTCCTGACGTTGCCTCTCCTATTTCCATTACGGAACCATATCTTTCTATTATCTTTTTCGCTTTACTTTCACTAACGCCTTTAATTGTGCATAACATATCTATTCTTAAATCATCTGTTGTTATTCTTTTTAGTAAACTTGGTCTTATTACATCTCTATTAAACGGTCTCATTTTACATATCGTTGTCATTAATCTTGCGGCTTTCTTTGGGCTTTCTGTCCAGAACACTCTGGTATCAGTATCTAGGGTTATCTTACTAATAGCACCGTAGAACTTATTTAACAGGGTTTGTTCGGGAATGTTTATATTAACAAATTTAGGATACGCAACTAATTGGTGAAGAGAACCATGTACTATTACTATAGAATGTTCAAAGTGTCTATCCATATTATCTATTTGATTCCATAGTCTCTTATTAATTACAGACATTAAGAAATCAATAGTAGATTTTGCTTCAAAACAAACATCTCTATAAACATAATCTCCAATCTCTATCCATTGTTTCTCACTAGGAATATTTAATCTACTTGCTTCTGATTCAACATAAGCACACAAGTCAGACTTTTCTCTGCTATCTATTATTAACTTATCCATCTGCATATCTCCAACACTTTCCGGGGCAATAACCCTGAGGTATTAATTTGTCTTTACAACTAGGCGCATGATAACCACCATTAACAATAAATCTAACATGACGCATAGTCACTCCTTCATTCCAATCTAACCACACGTTTTCATTAGAGGCTATTGCCTTAAACTCTTCCATAATAATACCTACTATCTTTTCACGTTCTTCTGTGGGTATTTCTCTTTCTCCCATTGCTAATATGTCTCTATACCATTGTGCTAAATATACTCTTGCATAATGTCCCGGATTCTCTACCATAATTGCATTGTATAAGCATGGTAATATAGGTAATTCTCCCGGCGGTTTTGGTGCTTCTATTTCTATATCTACCATTTCAATTGGTTTAACTACAGGCCAACTCATTAATTTATTACTGACGTAGGATTGATTATAACGATAATGTGTTTGGACGACAGGTTTTATTCTAGGCTCCATAGCATGAGTTAATATATCTTCTAAACTTTCAACTATTTCACCATCAATGGGGATACAAAAGTATGGGCCTTCGCTACTAAGATTCACCGTGTTAGGGATTCTACGAAGTCTATTAGTTTGGATTCCACTTCTATCAAGAGTAGGATAATGCTGAACCAGCGTGGTAAAATACGCTTGAATGTTTCTAATATCATCTACCTTCTCTCCATATACTATAATGTGAAATCCTTTACCTGAAAACAATGCATCAAATTTTAAACCTCTTCCTTGTAAGTCGCGATAAATATCTTTGAAATCTACATATGCTTTTTCTAATGGCTCTCCGTGTGCATCAAAATCTAAAAACGCTCTATCAATAATAACAGATGAATCTACTTTTGCCGTTTCTGCAAAATGTTCAAAATCATATACTGTAGTATAACAATTCATTTTACCATTGAAGGCATTAACCCAATCAACATATTCTTTATGACTTCTTACTACTTGTCTTTTCATTTGTGGCGCGTTTGGCAGGTGGCTTCCCGCCCACACTTCTCTCGGAAATTTCATCTTTATCATCCTCATTAAAATTTATTTTTGCTTGGCTTAATTGTGCCTTTATTACTATTGCTATTTGTTCTGATAAAACATAATCTACGTTTGCCTTAAAGAACTCACCAAATGTTCTACCATCTCCGGGGATTTCCTTTGTCCAAACTAAATCTAGTTTTTCCTTTGCATCCAATTCATCGTATAACTCTTCTTGGATTTGTTCTATTAATATGTTCACTTGACTAATTTCATCAAATGTCCATGTCTTTCCTTTCAATTTCTCTATTACTTTTTCATCTATCATATAAATTCCGCCTTTTGTGCCGCAGGGCATAATGGCTTGAAACTACACCACTCGCAAGTTTTGTAGTAATATTTTTCTGGGAACTCGTTTCTCTCATAAGCATAAATTAACTTTGCAATTCCTTTCATAACTGCATTCATGCTTGTCTTCTTAACAGGTTCTACTTGGATATAATTAGATACAGGATAATACCATCCCCAATGTGTTATTTCTTGTCTCTCTATTCCCTTATCTGCTAAGTATTCATCAGTAGCATTATCCATTAGTAACTTATAGAAAGACATTTCTGCTCTCATACCTGTGAGTTTATAATCTTTCCAAGGGCCTGTCTTTAATTCTATAGGAATATAATTATTTCCCTGTCTAAACATTCTATCAATAATACCTTGCAAATGCACAGTATAGTCTCGCAATAAAATTGCCTTAGAGTTTATATCATGTGGTATTGTTATTTGTGCATCTAACATAACCTCATTGATTACTGGCAAATAATCATTTAGTTCTCCTCTATCTCTAGCATCAACAAAACGTTGTGCTTCAAAACTTGACATTGTTTTATAAATGTCACCATATTCGTCTACTGGATGTAGGCCAATATTATATTGAACCAGTTCATCGTAGGATAAATTTTCTGCTTTCTTCACATCGAAAATATCAAAAAATTCTTCTCTCGTATTATGAACTACTGTTCCTTTTATCATTGCTTCCGAAGTATCTTGAGGTAATCTCTCGATATACGAAAATTCATATTTCTTAGGACACCACTTAAAAGAACCATATGAAGATTTTGTTATCTTCAATATAGGTTCATCTTCTTGCGGGTTCCATTGGTATGTGTATTCTTTCATTTTTACCACCATTCATCTAATGTTTTCTGATTTATATCGAACTTTATTTTATCTAAGTCCCACCCCATCGCTCGATAAATCGGGTCGGCTTTTTTCACCAAAGCATTACCATAGTGATGATAATCTGGTGTAGTTGCTATCTCACCTAATCTTTGTAAGGTGGGTGCTGAAATGTATCTAGGTCTTTTCCATACATTTGTTATTGGGTTTTTATAATTAGGTCTAGTTGGTATATCGGATACTCTAATATACAAATAAGAATCTTCTATAGGTTCTGAAAAATCCTGCTGATTATACCAAATCAATCCTTCTGTCCCTTGCGAGATAGAAGGTCTTTTTCCTTCTAAGGTTGTCAAAGAATCTTCATGCCCACACTTTACACAGTAATTAACTTGTGAATCTATTAGTTGTTTTACAGTAGATTCCTTATTACATTTACTACATTTGAAGGTAAGTCTTTCAGGCCTATATCTACTTCTGTTTGATAATTTTTTCAACTCAATGTCGCCTGAGATTACTTTGTTATACCATAGTTTGATAAAAGAAGTTACTTCCGCTTCTGTCTTTTTCTCAACCCACATTCTCAATACTGACATTTGTATAAACTTTTCAATCTCAGATATTGCTACTCTCTTTGCCACAAAGCCTGTCATAACAAACTCAGGTTCATCTAAATATTCTCCATCTTTCCAATTTATCAATCCTGCATTTCTGTTCTTAGTTGTTCCTACTCCAAGGGTTTGAAAGTATTTTTCATGTTCTAATTTAATAGGATGTTCTTCTAGTCCTAAGACATTAGGAAACTCTTGCCGCACATGGGTATTCAATAGTGCTAAAATTTCTTCTGTTTGTTCCATTGGCATTTGCACATAAATAGAATCTGTGTGTCCATATACTAATTTCATCATATCCACCCAAATACTTCTATCATAACAGCAGAAGCAATAACTATCTTTACAAAACTAAAGACCGTTCTTGCTAATGCAAGGCTCGCAAAATTATCTTGCGCCCACATTTCTATTTCTCCTCTTGTCATTCTTCTTCCTCATTAATAGCGTTGAGGCTTCCAATAAAAAGTTCCCCATCTAATCGCATTTCAATATATAATTGTCTAGGAAATTCTTCTGTCTTATTACGAATCTCAGTTTGTAATATTCTACCCTTTCCGATACAATTATTTCTATCAGAATAACGAGCAAAATTTATCCATTTTCTAATCAAGTTTTCTTTCATTTTCTTCTCTCCGTTCTTTTCTTTTCCATTCCAAGTAACACTTACCACAACGATGATAATTATTTGTTATCGCTCTTGTAAGTGCGCCGCATATACTACACTTTTTGGTGTATCGGGTTTTATCTCTTTGATGTCCTGTCATAGTTCCATCACCTTAAATGCTGCACTTCTAATTGCTTTTCTCGCACCTGCTGTAATACTAGCAGCCATATCAATGTCAGCCCATGAAAAACCTTGGTAGCCAATGATACCATAAAAAGATGCCATCAATCTTTTAACTGCCATTTGGTTATTATACCATTTGTAATACTCATCATCTGTCTTGGCTTCCTTCATATTTTTCTTATACTCATTACGAAGTTCTTTTAATTCAAGGACAGCCTTCGGCAACATACCTAGTTTATCTGTTTTATAGTAGAGCATATTGACTTCATCCTCATCACTAAAATCTCTAGGAGTTAAAATATTTATACCAAATTCAGTTTCTTCAGAAGACTTGGTTTCCCAACTTATGTTGAGTGCTACAGTAATTGAAGGATACAGACCTGCGAAATCAAACGCAGCAACATTTTCATGTAATCCAAATGTTCCTTCAACAGAAGGGTCATAAATCATGGCCCCTTGATAATCTATCTTTGGCCCCTCTTTTCCTGTTGGGGCTTTCCAATCAGCGTTTCTCATAAAATATATGCTACCCATATTGCTTGCATAAAAACACGCATCGAATGGTGCTATTAGTAGTCGCTGTAAAGCAAGGATAGACTCCGATAGATAATTTTTCTCATCTATCTTTACAAGCAACTCAACATCTTTCTTAGCATAGTCCATATAAGTCTGCGATTCTTCTAACCATGCCTTAGCGAAAAACTCATTTTTATCTGGGAACTTTTCACTCACCATTTTCTTTTCACCTAGAACCATTTCTGCTACATAATCCAATGCCATAGAAGGGAGTGTTCCTCTTTGTGAGTCGTTCCATTGTCTTTCAAATGCCACATCTAAATTCAATAAAATTCTTCCTCTAACGGGTTGTTCTATTGGTGTATAATGTGATACTGCCTTTGATAACTTTAGTTCTCCTGCTCGGTTATCAAAATATATTCCCTTCACTTCGTTGTAAGGAGAAATTTTTCTAGGGTCTATTCCGTTTGCTAGAAGTCTTTCAATAAGTTTAGGTAAATCGAACTTAGACCCGAACCATGAAATCATCATATCGGGGTCGCGAGTATTCATCCATTGGATAAAATTCTCAAGCATCTCTTTTTCTGATTCATGTCGCCATGTTGTGTCAGAATAATCCCCTACTGCGGTAGGAGGAAACCAATGAAAGTTATTCATGGTTTTTGAATGGTTATCATAAACTACTAACGCAGTTATCATA